CATCGAAGCGGCAGAGGCGGCGCTCCGCGACAAACACTTCGACCAGAACGGTTGTCGCACTGACGACAAAGATTGGTACCTAAACATCGACGGCAGATCAAGCGGCTACGATCGAGTGAGGATTGGAACGACCCATGCTTTCGTGGACATCACCGTCCCCATAGCAGACCTCCCCGCCCTCCTCAACTACCAGAAGACCGCGGACGCCCTGCGCAAGCTGGTCGCTGACCTGGATGAATTGATGGTTGAAAGTCGCGGCGTTAGCTGCCTGCATAACGGAACCATAATAACGCCATGGCGCGATTTAACCGCAGGCGGGTACATGCAGGAACGACTGTCATCATTAGGGGTGGCGCACGAATTGCTGGCCGCTATCACGCCCAAGGAAGGGGAAGCTTGATGAAACTTGACACCATCCCCGCCTATGTGGTTGGCAACGCGCCCGCAGGAGTACCGCAGACCTGCCCCATCACCGGACTACCCTTCTTCACCCTTGAACGCAACCCAGACGGTGAAGGTTATGTGCCAACCTATGGCGGACCTTTCACGTCGTACACCCTTGCAGAGCCAAGCAAGGATTCGGAATCTGGCTACCAGTGGCAGGAGTACAACCACGACGCAGGCGACTGGGGCGACGTGTGGGATGTTCCAAAAGCGGAAGTGCTGATACGGCCACTCTCGCCAAAGGAGGAGAAGCCTGATGCCTGAGTCTACCCTCCCCCAGGGAAGGGAACTGGATGCGATGTGGGCCAAGGCCATTGGGCAGACCATCACGGAACAGGAAGAATTCGATGAATGGGAATACGCTCTTGCAAAGGGTTCTGGCAATATCAAACGCATGACCAAACAACAGCAGAAGGCTAGGTTCTGGCGTAAAGTCCTGAAAGCTGATGGCAAACTGATCCCGCGGTACTCCTCCTCCATCGCCGCCGCTTGGCAGGTCAAGGCTGAGATGGTCAAGCGCAAGTGGTCCTTCTCGATGCATCATGCTGTCGACGGCCTTCTAACTGCGACGTTCAGCAAAGGCCGGTATCATGACGCCCACAAAGTATACCCCAAGAGCGAGGGGATGCAGGCTGTAGGGCCGACGAGTGCAGTTCGGCGATGCGGTCGCCGCGGATGGCGAGTGACACAACACAAGACCAAAGAAGGTGTTCCATTGGATGTGGACGGCATTCCTATGGACCGTCTGAACTTCAGTCGATCTCCGCGCACCTACGACCTTGGCAATGGCCCAATACGGCAAGGGTGAAGCGCCATCTCACCCCCGAGGAGCAAGCAGAGCGCCAGAGCATGAACACAGCTTTCGCTCGGTACCGCGCCGAACCCGACCGCTACGCTATCCCCGAGAAGGGCACGGATAACCGTTGGCACCTGAATCCCTGCGCTCCACCGCCGCTATCGCCATCCGGATTCGCGCCGCCATTTCGTGAGGAGATAGCGGAGCCAGAGACGCCGCAGGAGCCACGCATGAGTATGGCGGACTACCAGGCCATGCGCAGCCAAAGCCACGCGCCGCCCTCTCCAGGGAGTGCCGCGAAGGCCGCAAAGCTCCACGAGGTGGATAAGCCCCGGATCGATGCAAAGGCGAAGAAGGCCGCGGACAAGCGCAAGATTGAAGCGGCGAAGAAGGCCGAAGCGGAACGACTCAGCCAGGCGCAAGGGTCGTTACTTTGAAGGAAAAACCCCAGGAATCTCGTTAGAGACTCTGGGGTTTGGTTTTGCGGGGTCTACCGGTCGGATACCCAACCTTCCGCTCCTGAGCTGCGGCGGCCTCCCACGCACCCTTGGTAGCCACCCACACCTCATTGATACTTCCCGCCCTCGATTCCTTGCGGGCTCCCTGTACCTCGCCGCTTTGTGCCCAACGGGTTACGTATCGCCGCTCTATCCCGGCAAGGCTGGAAAACTCAGCCGCCGTCAACAGATCAGTCTCCATGCCGTCACCTCCGGACTCTATTATATCCCATATCGGACAAAAAATCTATCGCAAACTCTTGTATATTTGTCCTGTGCGGGATATAATATGGATAGAGGTTTAGGGGAGGGGATACAACCATGACGAAGGAGCAGACGGTGTTGGAAAAGACAGCTCGCACAGGGCAAAAAATCGTCGTCGCAATTCGCGAGGTATACGCCGGCAGCTACACCACTGTGGCCTATGTCGATGGAAAATTGTTCACGCCGGGCGGGTTCCGCAACCTGGAACAGCCGATCGGCGACATCACCCACGTGATCCAGAGCGGTAAGACCGGCGTCGGATTCACAGCCATCGAAGCTCAGATCATCGAACAGGCCATCGTCCAAGCTGAAGCGGAGTACAAGACAACCCCGGCAGGCCAAATGGCGACACTGCGGCAAGAGCGCCAGACCTTTCTTCTGACTATCGACGCGGTCGACTCGAAGGGCAAGGCGGACTTCAACCGCCTCCATGCCCAGCAGGACGAGTCGTGCTGGCAGGTACGCTCCGAGGCCGAGGTCAAGTTGCGGGCGTTGCTGACCGGCCTCAGCAACTGGGATAGGGCCCATCCGGAAGTGTTGGCGCAGATCGAGACCGAGACGAATGAGCGGACTCGGCGGTTTTTGGCGCAGGATTAAACATGGCAGGAGTTGATTGGAATGACCACGATCGAGATGGACAAGGCTGGGACCGACCACTCCAACGTTCGCTACGTCGAAGCCGCAGCCCGTGAATTGTGCGCCGCCATCGCTGCGCGCCGGGACATGCTGGAGCGCAAGCGCCAAGCGCCGTATCACTACAGTCCAAAGCGCCAGGCTGAAATTGACCAGCTGCAGGCCGAATACCACGCGGTTCACGCCTTGGCCGACCGGATGGAGTCCTACGCCCGGTCCGCAGAAGTCAAAACCCAAGGCTAGCGAGGAGGGGCCGACGTGGCCAAGTACAACGCAATTCACTCCTGCGGACATACGGAAAGGGTCGATTTGATCGGCCCTCGCAATTCCCGGGAGTGGCGGTTGGAGCGGATAGCACAAAAGCCATGCGACGCCTGTTGGCGGGCGGAGCGCGAAGCGGAGAACGCCAAACGGAACGCTGAAGCTGCGAAAGAAAACCAAGCCATGGAGTTGCCGGCCCTGGTCGGCAGCGAAAAGCAGATCGCCTGGGCAGAGACTGTGCGACTTGGAATCCTGCGTTCTATTGATGAGACGGTATCCAACCCATATTACGGCCGCGTGCGGTCACATCCACGACTTCAGTCCGCACTCGACAGCTTGTATGGCGAGACGAGAGCCCATTGGTGGATCGACCAGCGCGAATGCCCCTCGTATTCTCTGCTCACCAATCTGCTAGATGCCCCCGCCGCGCTATCCATTCCTGACACGACTACCACCGAAGACCGGCTGACAGCGCAGGCCGAGGCAACGGTGCGACCGGAGAACTGCAAGACTAACACCGTTGCCGAAATTCGGGTCATGGGGGCTACCATCCAAATATCCTTCCCCGAGAAGAGAGAAGCCTTCCGGGAGCTCATGCACACCCTGCATTACAAATGGGCGGAAACGCACTGGCAGCGCACAACCAACCAGTTTGCCGGCACCGCTGACGATCGGGCGGTCGAAGCCGGGCACCGCATCCTGGCTGCAGGGTTTTCGATTCGGCTGTATGACGAGCAACTACGGGCTAGGGCCATCGCTGGCGAGTACACACCCGAGCCAGAGAGATGGGTCATGAAGTCGACAGAGGGCAAGTATAAGGACTGGTTCGTGATTCGATGGCCGCGCGAGCAAGATTTCTACGCTGCCGCCAAACGCCTACCTGGAAGCCGCTATTCAGAGGGTCGGGTATTTGTGCCCGCCGGAGAATACGAGCAGGTGTTAGATTTCGCCGAGAGCCACGGCTTCGAAATCTCACCAGGCGCGCAACGACTGGTTGAGGCTGCCCGGGTTGCCCGGGGTGCGATGCTGGTGGCAAATATCAAGTTGATAGAAACGGAGCCGCCGCCGCCGGCTCCTGGTCGTTTGCCGCCCATGCTGGAGATGCCGGGAGAGGTGAGCGTAGCCAATGAGTTGCTTGACGACTGAGCGGTCATTCCACACCGCGACTCGGCTCCTGCCATATCAGCGGGAAGCTGTTGCCAAACTGCTCCCTTCTCGTGTTGGCGCCTTACTTATGTCAATGGGGACCGGCAAGACAAGGACGGCCATCGAGCTGGTCCGGATCCGCCTGGCCAAGATCGACCGCGTGATCTGGTTTTGCCCGGTATCATTGAAAGAAACCATCCGATATGAGATCCTGAAGCACACCAATTGCACCGAATCCGACATTTATGTCTTCGGCGACAGGACCAACGAGCGGACGTTGCCGACGGACGCCCTATGGTATATCGTAGGCATCGAGAGCATGTCGGCCAGTGCCCGGGCGGTGTTCTCAGCTCACCGGCTCATAACAGAGCGCACCTTTGTCATCGTTGATGAGAGTACGTACATCAAAGGCCACCGCGCCCTGCGCACCCAGCGCATCACCCGACTGGCTGAGCCCGCTCGATACCGGATGATCCTGACTGGTACGCCTATCACTCAGGGAGTAGTGGACCTCTACGCCCAGATGCGATTTTTAGACCCACGCATCCTGGGGTACAAGAGCTTCTACAGCTTCGCCCGCAACCACCTGGAGTACAGTGACAAGTACCCGGGGCTAATCGTAAGGTCGCATAACGTGCCCTATCTGGCGGCCAAGATGCGCCCCTATGTCTACCAAGTGACGAAGGAAGAGGCCGGCCTAAACCTGCCCGATAAACTCTTTGAGACCTACTACTGCAAATTGACAGACGAGCAGCGAGAAGCCTATCAGGAGGCCAAGGAAGTATACCTGGATGATGGCAGCCTGGGCGATTGGAAGAGCATCTACATTTTCAGGCTGTTCACCGCCCTGCAGAGTATCGTGGCTGGGTTCTGGCGCCGCCCGGATGGGCAAAGAGTCGTGTTGCCGCACCATCGCATTGACTTACTCCTGTCTGTATTGGAGCGCATCCCGGACCCCGAGAAGGTCGTCATCTGGGCCAAGTATCAGCATAGCGTGCGCGAGATCAAGTCGGCCTTAGCTGCAGCCTACGGGCCGGATTCCGTCGCCGAATTCCACGGCCGCGTACCGCGGGCCAAGCGAAACGATCGAAGCGCAGAACTCGCCCGTTGGCGTGCTGGAGCCCGGTTCCTGGTAGCAACCCAAAGCGCCGGCTCTCATGGACTTACCCTCAACGAGAGTCACTACACCGTGTTCTACGATAACAGCTTCAAACACTCGGAACGCCTTCAGGCCGAGGACCGCATGCACCGGATTGGGCAGAAGTGGCCGCCTCTTTACATCGACCTAAACGCCGGGTCCGGGATAGAGGAACGCATATTCGACGCCCTGGCCAAAAAGGAAAATGCTTTGTCGGCCTTCCGGCGCGAAGTGGACAAGGTGAAGAGGACCGATAAGGAAAGACTTAGGGCTTTAGTAAGGTCCTTGTGACAGAAGGGTTGTCGGTCCGTGAAACGCATTATGTATTCCAAATCCGCCGAAGTACGGACCGCCTTCGTTCGTTCGGCCTTCGAAGACCTACGGTCAGCCGGCGTAAACAAGATGGCCTGCTTGGCGCCGAAGAAGTTCTTGCCAGGGCTTGCCGGCCTCCTGCCAGAGGCAGTCCTGTATGCCTACGAGGATGTGCCCAGATCAAACGAACTGTTCAACCGGGCAGACGACAAAACACTGCTGGTATTCGATCGGGCCAGCCGCTACAAGAACATCACCAATGATCTATTCGTTCGCCTCAGTCGCCTGGCCACCAAATACCAACACAAGCTGTTGGTCGATATCGTGCCGTTTACCGCCGATGTCCAGTTCCTGTACTGTCCCCTGGCGTTCATTGACCGGGGGGTCCTGGGTTATCAGCACTGGTATAGCTTCCGCGAGAACAACCTGGAGGAGACCGTAGAGGGACCTGTCCGGGCATTCGACTATCACCTACTGGCCCGAAAGCTGGCGCCCAATGCCGGCATCGATTACGAGGAGTTCGTCGGCTCGCAAGTACAGACAATCGACTGCCAACTAACGGCTGGCGAAGCCAGTGAGTATCAAATCCTGCGCGATCGGTTGTTCGCCGAGAACAAAACCGCCAGTCCCATCATCACCGCCCTTGCCGACTGGACCAATATCCGGCCTGACCGGTACGCCAAGCTGAGGGAGATACTATCGGGCCTGACCGGGCGAACGGTGTGTTACACAAACCTGGGCGGTCACAACCAGCGCCTGCGGAAGGCCATTCCAGGGATTGAGGCCAAGTCGTTTTACGATGCCAACGGCGACGAGGATCAGTTTGACAACATTATCCTGTTTGAAGCGCCGATCGTCAGGGGGTATCTGTTCCTGGACGTGCTGGCCAACGTCCGATCGGACTGCAAGATATTCTTTTTCAGGGCCAACACAACAGTGGACAAACTCCTGTACAACCGCATGCACGGCGAATATGTGGCGCTCAACGAGTTTAGCCGAGTTCTATATCGGGAGGTGCATCGTGAAAGGCGGAGCTAAACTCTATCTCCCACAGAACGTCCTGGATGCGGCCCGGGAGCGCGTCGCTACCCTGTTCGATGCGTTCGAAAACATCGTAGTCTCTATCTCTGGTGGTAAGGACAGTACGGTGCTGCTGGACCTCTGCCGGCAGGAAGCCCTGCGGCGCGGCCGCAAAGTGCACGCGTTTTTCCTGGATCAGGAGGCCGAATACCACTCCACCGAGGAGCAGGTGCGATACCTGATGACCCTGGAAGGTGTTATCCCGCACTGGTTCCAGGTCCCAATCCGCATGACGAACGCCACATCGCTGCGCGTCGATTTCCTCTACGCCTGGGGGCCCGGAGAACACTGGATGCGCGAGAAGGACCCCATGGCCATCCATGAGATCGGCGAGAAGTACCCGCAACGATTCTACCCGTTTTTTGAGTGGTGGGAAAAGACGAATTGGGATCCGAAAACCACCTGCTATTTGGTAGCTCTCCGGGCTGAAGAGAGTCTGAACCGGTTCCGGACCATGGTGAAAAATCCCGGCTGGAACGGCCTGAACTGGACATCGGGCGGCAAGTCGGGCATCAAAGCCTACCCATTGTACGACTGGACCTTCGAAGACGTTTGGCACTACATGGCAGAGCAGAATCTGCGCTACAATCGCATTTACGATTACATGCACCTAATCGGCTATCGAATCCAGGAGGTGCGCGTGTCCTATCTGGGCCACGAAAACTCGTTCAAGTGTCTACCTTCCCTGCATGAGTTCGAGCCGGACACCTACCGGCGACTGCTGGAGCGCATGCCCGGGATCCATGCGGCGGCCCGCTACGCCAAAGAAGATACGATGTACAACGCGACGGCATTACCACCAGCCTTCGGGTCCTGGCAAGAGTACCGTGACTTCCTCTTGGACACGACACCCAGTGAACATGTTGACCGGTTCCGGGAGCGATTCGCCAAACAGGGGAACGACCCATCTATTTGCCGACAGCAGTGCAAGCAACTGCTGATTAACGACTGGGAGCAGAATATCGCCGTTATCAAGCCGAAGGCTAAGACGGACGCACTGGTAAAGTGGAGGGAACTCCTATGATGAAACTGTGCCAGTGGGGAGACGTGGCGATCATCCGGCTATCTCGTGAGGATCCAGCGTTTTACGCCTACCTGGGGCCGTTCTTTGGCAGCCGTGCGGCCGCTCGGGAGTTAGGTATGCCTATCTATGATGATCCGGGCCGGATCTGGCTGGTCGCCTTAACGGTGGAAGGCCCCGTGGGCTGCGGTAGTCTGGAAATTAAGAACCACAAGGCGGCGCTGAAGAGTGGCTGGGTGCTCCCTGAACACCGGAAGAAGGGCCTTTACAACGCACTTTTTGAGGAGCGCCTGAAGCTGGCTGCCGAAGCTGGCGCCACCATGGTTACGGCAACCTGCACCGATGCCAGCCGTAACACTCACCTCCGGCATGGATTCGCGGAGATCGGCCGACGCGGCAGATACTACCTAATGCAAAAGGAGCTTACCCATGGCGACAATTGATGGGGCCGCAAGCCTGGCCGATCGGGCCGATGCGCTATTCACTGAGCTCGATGTGATGCCACTGGCGGCCAAGGTCGAGGCCATGAACCAGATCAAACAGCGCCTGCATGCCCATAGCCCATTTACCGAGCCGGTGGACTGCGTGATCTGGGTCCCTGCCGACCAGGTGCGGCCGAACGAATGGAACCCAAATAACGTCGCTCCACCGGAGATGCGACTCTTGGGGATGAGCGTCTTGACAGATGGATACACCATGCCTTGTGTGGTCGGTGACACCAGTGGAACATTTCCGGAGCATTACATGATCGTGGACGGCTTCCACCGCCACCTTGTGGGCCAAAACGTGCCGGCCGTCCGCAAGCGCATCCACGGGTACCTACCCGTCAGCGTGGGCCGGTGGGCACCCGGAGACCTCAAAGAGATGCAGGCCGCCACCGTCCGCCACAACCGAGCCCGGGGCAAACACTCGGTGTCTGGTATGACCAACATCGTGGTTGATCTAGTGCAGAAGGGCTGGACCGACGAGGAGATCAGCAAACATCTGGGCATGGATGCCGATGAAGTGTTGCGGCTCAAACAGGTTTCCGGCATTGCCGAGCTATTCAAGGATCGGCATTACTCGCGTTCTTGGGTGCTGGGCCAAAAAGAAGAATAAGTTCACCTGGTCCTGTTGACTCTATCACACACATGATGTATGATAAAAACAACAGGAGGCGATCAGAGTGGCGATCACCATTCAGGCGTACCGGCAAGCCGAAGGGGACTTTTGGAATCGTATGGGGCCGTTCCTGGTTGACGTCGCAGTGCAAAAAGAGTTCGGCGGTGCTATCGCCAGTACACCAGGAACCACTTGGTGGTTGGCCGGTGACGGGACCGGCAAGACGATCGGCTTCGGCGCCGTCGAGATCAACGGTTACAACGCCAAGCTCCGTTATGGCTACGCAGTGCCGGCCGCTCGCGAACAAGGGCTCTATCGTCAACTGCTCACAGCTCGCCTAGATGCCTGCAAGGCCGCTAACTGCAAGACTGCCCGCGCCGAAGTTCGGGAAGCCAACCTGCAGGACTATCTGAGCCTCGGTTTCCGGGTCACCAGCAAAAGTGTCGGCTTTACAAAAGTCGAGCTTCGGCTAGGAGGGCAATAATGCAGCAGACAAAGCTCTACGGCCTGGCCGAATTCGCCCAAGCTCTCGGTTGGGACAAACGGAAACTGAGCACCTACGTCGCCCGCGGTGTGATGCCGGCGCCTTACCAACAGTTAGCCAGCGGCCCGGTCTGGCTAGGGGCCCAGGTGGATGCGTATAAAGATGGAGGGAAAGGGATGGTCGCCATGATGCGGGAAGAGGCAATTGGTCTGGTCAATGCCACGGCAGACAAAGACCTTTGGACTTTGGAGGACCGTATACCCTTCGCTGCGCTACCCCTACCCAGTGGGCTTCTCAGGTACTCCGAAAACGCTCGTTTCGAGATCCGCGAAATACTGCTCCATGAGTCCTTCGGCGCAAAAGACCAGGAAGACTGCCGGTATTGGACGGCGCTAGCGGAAAGGGTTCACGTGCCAGGGCGTGCGCCCAACGAACTCTACCAAGACTATGTGCGCCGTTACTTTACCGGACACACGTTTCCGGAGGGCCCCAGCTTCGCCAGTGATCCGCAGTGCGTGCAAACCTTACCTCTGTGGAAACTGGACGGCCTGGATTGGGGCCAATACGCTCCGGTATTGGATAACGACCTGTGCGTGTTCGAAGTGGTTCATAAAGATGCGGACCGCGAAGAGCTTGCCCGACGCGGGCGGCTCTGGGATGAGACTGCGAATGCGTTTCGGTATCGCCGGTGACGCGGAAAGCTCGGCCTCTTCAATTGTGAGGGACCGAGCTTTGTTTAATCTACGGCTACTATGAGGTAGACAAGATCGCGGGAACGACCACCGTGCCCACCATGACCAAAACCAAGGTGCGGAGGGTAATCCTCCCCCAGGCCAAGCGATAGCCTGTGTAGGCGAGGACAACCACAAGCAGGCAGTAGATCCACAGCGGATCCAGTCCCCACCAGACCAGGAGCGCCAACGTCAACGCGACGGTCCGGCCCATGTAACCACCCCATGGAGATACGGGTGGGGACCAGGGAAGTTCGGCACCAACGCAAAAAGCCCGGCCCCTCAATGAAGAGGAGCCGGGCTTCGTTTCATCCTTGCTGGGGAGGGTTCGCTTTGCCCGCCTTGTTGATGGCCCAGTACCCGGTAGCGATGAGGTACAGGACGGCCATCACCTGCGCATACGCGTTCAGGTTTGCTGAGCCCCACACAGGGACCCAGCCCAGGACGATGGGAGCGAGTAGCGAAACGCGTCCGGTCCAGCTATCAGGCCAGACCTTGCCTTTGTTGAACTGGATCGAGACGAACAACCAGAGTCCAAGGAGCGCGACGGTCTGCATGTCGACGTTTGGAATGGTCGGGAAGTCCACGAAAGATTACCTCCTCAATAAAAAAGCACCCGAGTTGGGCGCTAGGTTGATCAGTTAGTTTGCAAATGGTTCCAACACTGAACGGCGTCAAACCCCGAGACGGACGATGTTCCGCCAGAGGTCACGATCCACGGAGATGGTGTCCACGGCGTTCCTGTGTTCGGATAAGGCCAACTCGGGACCGGTTGAGCAGGAACGCGGTTCGTCTGGGTGCCATCCATGAGTTGCTGATACTCTGCTATCTCAGTCGGAGTTCCTTCGAGTCGTCCGTCAGGGTGCTTGATCATCGAAATGCGACCTCCTCAAATGAAAAGCGCCCCATTTTAGGGGCGCCGGTTGACGTGTACTTTTTGGGGCCAAAAGCGGGGGTATCTAGGGGTGCGGGCACCTCGGAAAAACGTCACTGAGAGGTTTGTAGTGCGTCGGTCCTGCGATGCTACTGCCGCAAGGGTTGCGTGGTTCGCCTCTCAGATGTTCTCCCAACCAGGGATTTCTAGGACCTTTTCGCCGCGTCGCCGGGCCGCGTACAGGGCTTCTGCCGCCCGAGCCGACAACTCCTCACGAGTGATAAGTGTTATCGGCAATTCATGGTACTGCTTGGCCATGAGGGTAAGGGCGCGTTTGCTTCTGGCATCGAGGCATCCTTTGCTTTCCCAGATGGTGCGAACCCCATCGACCCATAAATGAAAATCGGGCTTGTAGCCAACCGTCTTGCCGCGCTTGGTCGTGAGCAGATACTCCTGCCCTTCGTAGCGATAGAACTTTCCTATCGACGACGGTTCGCCCTTCTCGGTCCATGGCGTGTAGCCGATGAAGCGGAGTAACCGCTCGGTGTTGGCCTCCAGGTTCGACTTGAGCGAATGGCCCAGGTCCGGTCGCGGGCCGACGTTGGCATTGAACTTGCTCCGTTTCGCCTTCTCTTCGGATGACGCCAACCACTCTTGGTATTGCTTGGTAGAAGCGCGCCCTTTCTGTTCAGTCCACCATTCCCGCGGAGGGGCAAGGCCTTGCGGATGCGTCATGTTTAGACCGCCCACGGCTCAGCACCTCCGCCCGGTGTCCACCCACGCGTTCACCGCAACCAAGGGTACGCGCCGGATGAAGGCCAGCCAGTATCCACCATAGAGCGTTAAGAACTCCCTGGCGTTCGCCCAGTAATCTCCTTTGACGGAACAACTGACCCGGACCATTTCCACTTGCGTGAACCCACCGTCTCCGCGCTGTTCCCGAATGGCCTTCGCTCCGTTGAGCAGCACCCAATGGTTTGTGCCGCGATTGAACATACTACCATCGGACCGCTTTTCATACGGGCCATCACCCTCAAAGGTGATAGTCGTCATACCTACATAGCCGGATTGGAGGTAAAGCCGCAGGCGATGAAACCACGGATCGATAAGACTCCACGGTGCCGTCGCCCACGGATTATGCAGGTCTTGCTGCCAACGGGACATATCTGGGCCAACAGGGTCGATGACCACCGGCTCGATCAAGCGCAGCTTGTTATGCAGCCACGGTCCACCCTTGCCGATGAGGTCCTGCCAGTTGAGGGGCGAATCTTTGTAGGTTCTGGTGCTACCGCCGTGGAAAGGTTGAAGGCTTCCTTCGTAAAGCTCTGGCAGCCGCTCAGCAGTCCAGCCGACCGCGCCGGCCAGGCAGCAAGCGCCGCAATCGCCGTAACTGTGAAACCGCGGGGACGGCTGGTGGATAGCGTGCGAATCCACTTCAACACTCCAGTTAAACCGGTTCATGTCCATCACTCGCCGCTCCCCTCGCCAATGGCCCGTTGCATGTCAAGGATGATGGCCTTTGCTTGGTCCAGGGCGGTGAGAGCATCCTCCATAGAGATACCGAAGGCCTGCTCCACAACGGTATCCGGCCCTTCGTCGGGGTCTTTGTACTCGATAACGACCTTAATGCCGCTCACCTCTCCCCCTCCTTCCCTTCCTCCCGTAGCCGCGCCCAGCCCTCTCCCGGCCTCGCCACGCGCTCAGGGGCACCCGCCTTTGGATGCCCCTTGGGTTTGCGCGGCGTCTCGCCGGGGTCCGCGGCATACCGTTTGGCCGCGTCTGTCGTCATGATACACTCACCGTCCTGGTCCGCTCGTCGTAGGACACCGTTTTGCCCGTGGCTTCTGCGAACGCCCGCAGGTCCACGCGGGTCGTGCCGCTCTCCAGCTTCCCGCCGCAGTCCACCTCGACGCCTTTGTACAGCACCGTCACCGCATCCTTGGCCCGCGGCTTCTTCGCCGCCAAGCCCAGCGCCTGCGCGATACCTTCCGCCAGCGCCGTTGCCACCGTGGGGATGAAGGAAACCTTGCGCGCCGCGGCCACATCATCGGGTGACGTGCCGAAGAATAGCTCGAAGAGGATGGCGGGCCCCACCGTATTCCGCAGGATGCCGAAGTCGCTACACATGACGGTGCCCCGCCACGGGACGCCGAACGTCGCCAGGGCATCCTTGACGAAGGGGTAGATAGTTAAGGCCAGCGGGTATGACTTGGGGTCGGTGTGGTTGGCTTCCGCGTCCAACCAGTCGCCCTTGCTGGTCCAGACGTAGACTGAGCCGCCGCGGGCTTCTGGATTGCCGGCCGCGTCGTGGTGGGTGCTCACGAGGAGGTCCGCTTTGGTGTGGAGTGGCAGGACGTTGTTCGCCACCGCCGCCCGCGCTTTGAGTTCGCCGGCTAAGTCGCCGGGCTTGGCTAAGGCTGTGTTCGCACCTTCGTGGGTCATGAGTACGTTCACGTCATAACGGGCTAGCGCCGCACGTAGGGCTTGGGCGAAGTGCCAGTTTGTCACCGCCTCCATGACGCCATCGGTTGCCGTGGAGCCTTGATCCCATGCGCCGTGGCCAGAATCTAGTACGACGGTCTTCACCGCATCACCTCATTTCAGTGCGTCACCAGGAAAGTGATCAAGCCCACCGCGACCGCCAGCAACACCGATTGCATCACCGAGTCAAACCGCGAGGGACGATCGAGCTTTTTCTCTACCTTGCTGTTCGTTTCTTTTTGGTCTTCCCACCGATCGGTTTCTTGCTTGGTATGTGCCTCAAATGTTGCGTCCAGGGTGTTCAACCTCCCACTTAGCTGTTCTGCCGCTACCCGCCACTCTTCGGCCACGGCAACCACCTCCGATCAAAATGCAGGAACATTTCGGTATGCGCAGAATCATTGGCCCTGCGGTGCCATGGTTGTACCTGCCAAGATTCGGCCATGGCAAAGGGAGATCGCCGCCTCCGACGATCTCCCTGCCGCACTACTCCCCCGCTACTCAAGCGGGGTTAAAACTTATACCGCGCCCGCCGCCGTCCGTCGTCGTACTCGACCGGCACTTCCCGGGCCCCGGCCGCTTCCATTAGTGGCCGATACCAACCATAGACCCCGCCAGGTGCCCGATTCTCCAGGCCGAACTGCCCCTTGAGTTCCGGCTTATGCACGCCGCTGACGTAGACTTCAAGCGTCTCCACATCGATCTCAATCACAACCGGGGTCTGGTAGGGACGTAGAGTCAGTTGGCCGTATCCAGTCTGGTCATTGCGCGCAGGCAAGCCGGGGAGCTGGCGGGCGTTGCTAGTCAGCCAAAGGTAGCAGGCATCGTCGGACCAGTCGCGCCCAGTGGCCATGGCGTAGGAGATGTAGCAGGCTTCCAGGCCAGCCGCGATCGGGGCCGCGAATGAAGTGCCCATATCCCACGACCCCGGCACGCGCCCAACGGCCACGGCATCTACCTCGGGGTAACTGGAGGAGAACTCGGACGGCTTCCATGGCAGCCAGTCCATCATGGTGCCGGTGTCAGGCATCCCGCCGTGGTCAATCGCGCCAATGGCCGTCACGTACTCATAGGCACCCGGGTATGACCGCTCTACGATGTCTGCGGAACCCTTGTCCAGCGAGGTGTTGCCTGCTGCCGCGATGAGTGGCATTTGCTTGCCCTCGTGCATCGCCACACCCAAAGCCAAAGCCGGATTGGCGTCACCACCGATAGAGGCGTTTGTGAGGTGCCCCGCTTCGGATGCTTTCTGCAAGCCCAAGCCGGCCGTTGCGTCCTCGCAGTAACCTTGGTCACCAAAGATGCGGATGGTGCGTATCTGCGCCTTTGGGGCGATGGCCAGGACGATCCTTGTCACCAGCGAACCGTGGCCCAGGCGGTCGAGTAGGTCAGCCGGATCTCCACCGGGGGCCAGGTTAAGCCCACCGATGAGCGCGCCTTCCGGCACCTGCTCAGGATGTGGAGCGCCAGAGTCTACGACGTTGATGATCACACCTTGGCCAGCGAAGCCCATGCGATGCAGGTCTTCAGCGAAGGTCTGGAACTGGTTGGCACTCGGGAATGGCGCGCCCGCCGCCAACCGTATCTTGGGTGTCTCGATCTTGAACAACGCGGTCCCTCCCTGACTGATAGCAAAATAGGGGCTCCCCGAAGGAAGCCCCATCTGAGACGAACTCAATTTAACTGTGGAAATTCTCAATCCTTTCGCCCATAATGGATGGCAAAGGGGTGTTGCCGAATGTTTTCGATCGTTACTTTCATCGTTATGGGCGTCGTTTGCTTGTTGGTGTCATTCAACGTTTTCCGGATCCATACGCCAAATCCGTTCCTAGACTGGGTGTTCTTTGGCACGGCGGCACTATGCTTCATCGGCGCGGAGTTAGCCAGTATCTGGCGGCGTACAGCCATAGCGTCAGAATCAGCCGCCGAAGCTCTAGACCGGCAAACCGCGCTGCTAAGGAGCATTGCGTTCAACTTGCCGAGCGCGGTAGAACCGACTGGTTTGGAATCAGAACCCAGCGCCGACGAACAAATCTGAAACTAGGGCCATACTGCCCACGGCTCTCATCAGAATTCCCGCCTACTGCGGCATGTAACGATTGTACTGCTCCTGTCGGCGTTTACCGCTTAACTGCGCATACAGCTGAGTGGTTTCGGGCTTCTCATGACCAAGAATCGACTGCACTGCCGACAACTCCGCCCCACCGTTGAGCATGGCGGTCGCCATCGTGTGCCGGAAACTATGGGGGTGGACCTTCTCCCGCAAGCCGCAACGGTTAGCGACTTGTTTCACCGCCCACCAAATTTGGTGCGGGCTGAGCCGATGCTTGAAACCCTTGCCGTTGGTGAACAGGTATTCGCAGTCATCCTCGCGCTTGTCCAAGTACCGCTTCATCCACAGAGCCGCCTTGGCGTTGAAGTAGACTTCGCGTTCTTTCGATCCCTTGCCCATGACAACCAGACAGCGACGGTTCCAATCGATGTCCGCCTGCTTGATGTTGGATACCTCCATAGCCCTGCCGCCCGACGCGAAAAGGAACTCGACCAAGGCGTGTTCCCGCACGGTCTTGCAGGAGTCTCGGATGAGTTCCAGCTCGTCGAAGCTCAGGGCCTTCGGAATCCTCTGCGGCTGTTTCGGCTCCCGCAACTTGTGCGCAGGACTTCGAGCGAGGACATCCTCCTCTACGCACCACGTGAAGAAGGACCTAACCATCCGCACACGATGAGCAATGGTAGACGCCTTCCGACCTTCTGATGCCTTCCCGCCGATATAACCCCGCAAATCCAGGAGGGTAATCTCCTCGATGGGCTTGTCGCCGATGTTCCGGGCCAGCAGTCGCAACTGGATGTCGTAACAGCGGAGGGTGAAGGGCGAATACCCCTCAGTCCTCCGCTGTTCACGCCACGCGACCACGGCCTCAGAGAGTAGAGTCCGTATCCTACACTTCAGGTTCTGTGATCTGCGGCAGGAACGGCACCAGGTCGGCGTAGGCGAATCCGCTATAGGTGACACCGTGGTCGTTGAACCACTGCCGCACCATATGCACCAACCAGTGCTCGGTCTCCACCGTCACAGCCGCACCGTCTACCGGGTCCACCTGGGTCATCGCCCAGATTACTGCGTCTATCGTCTCAACAGGCATGTGTTTCCGCCTCCTACTGCATTTCCACAACGATGGTCAGAGCGCCGGATGCGGGAGCGGAGCCGAACGTCACCCGTACAATCAGGTTGCTATGCAGTCCCTTAAGCGCAGGGACAGCCTTTTGCGTTGTTGCCGCTCCGGTCGCCGTTGCTCCTGCCTGAAGCACCAGCGAACCGGATGACGCTAGGTTGGTCGCCTCTGCGTATAACAGTCCAGCCGAGTTTACCGATGTAGACCCAACTGAGCGATTCGCCGTATACAGCGCCACTGTAGCTGCCTGATTGTGTGTGTTGTAGCACGAGATCTTAAACTCACCAAACCGTCGAATCTGATCCTCGGTGAGCAACCCGTGCGTGATGAGGTTGTAATCGTGAATGCTTGTGTCCGTGATCGCCACGGCGGCGACGATGGTCAAGCTGTTCTGGTTGTGCCGTGTACTGACCATCAGCACGTTCTCGGAGTCTGTCTCCAGCGCACCACCTTGCCCGTCGGTGCGGGTTGGCTTCGTCGTGTGGTAGACGCCACCGATTTGCGTAGCCCTGTTGGGTGCGAGACGCCCGTTGCGTCCCTCGCTTAGTGGTGAGACGATGACGGATTCGCCCAGCACCTCTACCGTGAGGGAGACGTAATCCGTGTAGATGGTGGAGGGGCCGCTGCCGTCGCTGGGGTAGGTTGGGTGAAGCAGGGCGTTGACGATGCCGGTGGCGGGGTCGATTGCCACACCCAGGAGACTGCCGGTTAGGTTAGGCGAAATCGCAGTCGGAGTACTAGCTGTGTGCGGAGTACCCCGGTCAAACCATGCGCTCGTATCATTGTGCCACATTTTGCATGTCGCCCCGTATGCTGGGACACCACCATTGACGCCTACCCCGTAACAATACGCATTCATGGTCAATGATTGGATGTTGGCGATGAGGTCCGCTACCGTCCAGTTCTGCGGGACCTTGCCACGGCGCTTGAGATCGTTGAGGACATCCCAGGCAAAGAGTTGCTGGGCGTAGTAGTTAAGGCCAGTTGTGTTGCCGATGCTTGTTGAGTTCCCATCGCCTTGGGTTACGATGCTCGTGTAGTTTGCTGCGCCGAACTCAGTCAGGAACGAGGCTGGCGTCCCAAATGTAGTAGCGGATACGTACTTCGCCACGTGCGGTACGTCGGTGATCACGCCAACCGTCTTGCCCTTGAAGTCCATCGTCTGGCTGACGTAGGGCTGACCGTCAAGATTACTGCCCGTTACTTCGCTTTTTACTTTCCCTTTGATCAGTTTCATTTAAGTCACCGTCCTAAGTGGAGTACGTCACGACAACTACAGCAGTAGTCGTAGAGCTAAGCACCATGCGATAGTTGGCAATCTCACCGGAGGACTCCAGGAGGATAAAGTCAGAGTCGTTTGCCCGGTGATTCCCGGTTGCCGCCGTGGACGCCGCGACCCCATCGACGCGGTAGTTGATCCCCGCCGACTGCACCTCCAGGGCGGCATAGATGGCCGCGCCATACGTTGCGGAGGTCAGGCTTTGACCGGACGTCGTCACTGTGATAGCCTCAAATGCCATGGGCGTCAGGCCGCGAGGGACCACCTCAATGGCCCACTCAGACGAACCGACCTGGCGAGCCGCAATTGGCTTGTACAGGTCGGTGGATGGTACGTATGCTTGCGGTAACAGTTGGGCGGCGTCATTCGTCGCCAGGGATGCACTGGTAGAGCCCATTTTGTCCACGCCCCCCCGAACTGAAGTCTAAGAATCCCGAAGGCTCTCCTTCAAACATCGGTCAAGACGATCATACCGTCGCCTGTTTGTACACCGTTGAACATTATGGTATCCGTACCTGCCGAATAACCAGAACCGCCTGCTCCACTTCCTAAATTACTATTGGTTTCGGTATCGCCCGTGCCTCCGCCACCACCATAATAGCCGCCGCCGCCGCCGCCGCCATTGTAGCCGTACCCCGGATTACAATTACCGCCATTCCCTAAACTACCGTCATAGTGAATGCCGATGCCGCCTGCTGATTGGGTACCTCCTGTAGCCGGGGTAACGGCAAAAGTAGTATCACCACCGCCGCCTGTCAAACCACCGCCGGCTCCGCCATCGCGATGGCCACTACCGTTGTCTTCTGTGCCGCCTCCACCGCCACCGGCGACAGCTACCCGATTAGCTAAAGCGGTACCGCCTTGCCGCACATCGGAAGCCCCGCCACCACGGCTAGAGCCGTTACCACCATTCCAGCCGCCAGATAGACCAGAACCACCAACATAGAGATTCAAGGTCTCGTCATGCGTGACTGTAATCTTAGTCTTGACATAGCCACCCCTGCCGCCGATGCCAATTCCCGATTGGCCCTGGGCACCATAGCACTCTATCCACATTCTTTTCCTGCCTTTAGGGACAACGAATGTCTGAAGTGCTCCGGTGTAATTAAAGGTCCAAGACAATGCCTGATATCCGGCGGCGGCCGGTATGGTGACAAGAGACGCGTCCGACAATGCCTTATTCGGAATTTCGACGAACCCCACTGTATCTGGAATCGTAACGCTAAAAGGCCCTGTAACCAATGGATTTGCTGTGCCGCGCATGGCTAAATTGTCTCCAGATAACCGTAACCGATTACCTGGATAGACGTTGCTGTTACGGCATTGCCCACGATCGACTGTTGCGAGGTCGTGGAGGACATTACGATGGGGCCGAAGGCAATGGTTTGATTGGCTAAAATCGTTGTGTTTGTCAACCATCCGATGTCGGCACCGGAACTGGTGGCCCGATGTGAAACCGTAGCCTGAGCGTCCAAGGTGGTCATATTGACTACATACACCGCCGTCACGATGGTCCTTACAGCGGTAGAAGGCCCAGCATAGATAGACGTTGCCGCACTCGTAGAGAGCGCAGTCGTATAGAACAGGAGCCCCGGCGTTGCCGCCGTGGACATGGCCATGGTTCACGCCCCCTATAACCCTAGAAGTTGCAGCAGGATCACTTCACCTTGGACATTCTTGACCGTCGCCGATGCGTCTACTTTGCCAGTGGAACCGCCTAAAACCAGTAAATTATCTCTGCCGTTGACATTCCAGAAAGAAGCTGTAATCACGGACCCGGTGACCGCGGTGGCGGGGCTTGTCCAGCTAATATCACTCACACCCCTTCATGCGAAAGGGCCCGCCATCGTTTTGGCAGGCCCCGCTTGGCATTTTCGGCTTCCAGTGCTTTCAACGTCTCGCCAACTTCCCAGTTGCGGTTAGCTGGCACCGGTCTGGCCATGAGCACCGCATCGATCTCTGCCTTGTTACCAGGCAGAACCACCCCGCGCCACATATGACCTACAACCCCGTTCCAACAGTTCACGCAAAGAAAAAGGAGTTTGTCCGGCCAGACAAACTCCGCTCCGCCGCAGTCCGGGCAGTCCACAATCCACCGGTTGTGATTCACTCGCGCCATCAAGGGCGGTCCTGAATCAATCAGTCCCAGTGACGGAACCTTAACCCCGGCCTTTCGAGCCATGACGGCTAGTTGCCCTTTGACCCAGTCATCCAGCGTGCCGCCAATCTGCATCGACGCGTCAATAATCGGTAACGCCACGTTAATACCCCCATAAACTGGTGTCCCAGACTGCCGTATCCCAAACCGCGTACTGCACCGGCAGGGCCTTCTCGCAGCCGAACCGAACGGAATGCGATAAGCCTGCCTCATCAACATGGTGCTCAATGCGCTCGATCCAATAGTCATGGTTGACGCCGGTCTGCGCCTCGACAATGGTAATCCGGTCACTGATTTCGCGGGTGAGGATCTGCGCCATGCGATCGGAAGTGCCGTTATTCACCGTGATCGTCACAGTCGGACGCGGGTCCTGGTACCGGCCGACGAGAGCATTGACTAAATCTCGCGCCGTCTCCAAGGGAATCTCCTGACGCGTCGACAGGGTATAAACCTGCCGCCCGTAGTTAGCGATGGAGGAAGTTGCATCAACGGTGTTTGCGGCAATCGTGGTGGTGTCAACGGTGACGAGTTGGGCCCGCAACTGCAAACCAGTCAAGACGGCGCCAGACGGTCCAGCGGTCAATGTAATGGTGCATGACTGGCCGCTGGCGCGGTCCATCGTCAAAGAGGCAACCGAACCAGATGTGACAGCGTAGTCCGTTGGCGATGTCGGCGTAACAGCAGCCATAAACGGCTCCGATGAGCTAGCGACAAACTTCTGCGTCTCATTTGCTGCCAGGGTAATCGCCTGTCCTAGTTGCCAAAAAGATGATTCCGGCGCCGCCGAACGCGTGACAATCGTCACTTCGGCCACGTTGATGATGTCTTTCAAGCCTGGATTGTAAGCGAATGATTCCGAGAAGAGCGGCTCGGCACCGGTATCACTGATGGTGGCTTGTGACACCGTCGAACGCGCTGTCGTCATGCGGTAGGTGCGACTTTCAAAAACAATCCGGCCCTGACCATCCTCATAGAGCGATGCGCCAGGACCCTCGGTGTTGAGCAGTGTTACCGCCGCCGAAAACGCATCCTCATCCTGCAACCACCACCAATCCAGTGTCGTCTTGCCGGTGTCCAGTACCCGATCGGCCGCTGGCCAGCCTGCGGCGTCCAGTAGGTGCCCCAGAGCCACATCGGTGGTAATCGACGAATATAGCGCTGTGCTCACGCGCTTGTTGGCTAATCTGGACAGCGTGCCGAGTGATGGCAAGCTAACCGAACGCCGGGACCGTTCCGGATGTTGGGGAATGTCGTCGAGGTAGCCGGTGAAGAGATAGTAGACGGTACCGCCGTAGGCCGCTTGAATCTGCACCTTCCGACCCGGTATCAGATTTCCATACAATGGCGATGATGTGTTTTCTGGTGAAAAGTTACGCGCTTGGTTGTCTACGTCGCAAGAAGCGGAACCAGCCATCGGAGGAGCGAGGGAGCGAATTTGGTCCCGTCCCCTCACCGTGTTGATACCAGGGTCAGAACGCACGTAGTCGCCCACGTCTTCATAGACTTGCGCCGATGTGCCGGCCTGCCACGGAACGAGGAAGGCCGTCTTGGTGAGTGTTCCTGTGCCGTCCCAGTCTACTAAGACGGAATATTTTGTGGACACTACCGCCGCCCCCTCCTGGTCGCATCTTCGTTCGCCGCAACTACGATGTCATACACCTGGCGCTCGCCGATGTAGACGTTGAAAACGGGCTGTCCACCACCCGCTCCCGCCATGGCGAGCTGACCGCCTTCGCTCATGCCACCACCGCCGCCGAAGGTGCCCATCACCGCCTGGTTGACTCTGGCGTTGAACCCGCCAAAGGCATCGTCCAGCCGGGCCAGAGGTGCCAGCGCCTGCTTGCCCATGGTAGATACGATGGTCTCAGCAAACGCCTGCATCCGATCTGCCAGCCAGGACAGCGGGGTCAATGCCTCGGTGCCAGCCTCCCCAAATACGCCCACGGTAGGTTTGAAGGCCACGCCGCCGGCTGCATTCTGGGGCAGCGCTGATACGATGTTCGCCCGGGCCTGCTCCAGAGACATGCCATAGGCGTCCGACAGGGCCTTCGCTGCCGCTTCGATATCGCCTGACTGCGCCATTTTGCTTGCGTTGTTCAGGACATTGGTCCGACTTATGGCTGCGGCTTGTTCTGCTACCGTTGTCCTATCCGCTGAAGTGGTTGCCGCGGTTCCAACCAGAGGCGCTAAGTTTGCTTTGGCTGTCCCTTTGTCGATTCCCCAAGCATCGGCCAAAGTGGTAGCCGCTTGATCAAGATTCCCGGCTTGTGCCTGGGATTTCGCTGTCTCGAGCGCGTTTGTTTTCTGCGTTGGGGTTAGTGCTGGAACTGTAGATGCAGGAGGCGCAGCGGGCGCAGGGGTTGGAGGCGTTGGCGCTTTGGCACTTCCGAGCGTTGCCAATCCTGCTGCAGCCGCGCCGGCCGCGTCCCTGAGTGCTACCAAAGCCGCTGTTGCTTCATTCTCTTTGGCGACAAGTATCACCAATTCACCATTGTACTTGGCGATCATCTCGTTGCCGAACGCGACGAGTTTGGCTTGTTCCTCTTCGAGTTGCCGCAAGGGCTTCAAGGCTTCATCGTTTTCGAGAATCGTCTTGGAGTAGGCGTCGATCTTGGCCTTAGCCTCGTCGAAGGATGTGTTGGCAAGGGTAATGGCTGGATTGATTTTGACCAAAACTTCAGCGAGTGTGTCGTACTCCGTCTGCAGCCGATCATGCTTGGCGGTTAGTTTATCTAGTGCCATGTTGTTGTCGACAATCTTCTGGCGGAATCCGCCAATCGAATTCGCCGCCTGGTCGAACGTCGTCAGCGTCTTTTCTACAGAGGGGACGAGATCACCCACCGAAGCCTGCAGTTCCTTGGTGCGATCCTCCATGCGCTTCTGTTCGGCTGTGGCGTCGATGATCTTTCGCTGGTACTCCTCAATGGCCGTCTTAACCTCGTCGAACGTCAACTCTTTGGACGTGTCGATGATCTTCCCTTGTGCGTCGTTCAGATTCACAAAGTTGTCGGCTAGCGTGTTGAGTTGATCCTTGAGAGGTTGAATGGTGGTTTCTTTTTGGAGCGCCAACTCTTCTTTCTGCAAACCAAGCTTTTCGATTTGCTTTTGCAGGACATTCACCCGCGTGTCCTTTTCACCCACGCCGGACTGCCGCAGCGTCTTGAGCGCCAATTCCGCTTGCTGCTGTTGGAGGCCCAGCGACTTCATCTGCTTGTCGAGAGCCGTCTCGCCGACTAGCTTCACGTTCGCCAGCGACTTCATCTCAGCGCCAAGGTCCCTGATCTTGGTTTTAACGGCATCCACTTCGCGGCCCATGACATCGAAGGCAGACGTGATATCGCCTTGGTTGTCCGCTGTGGATTTTTTGAGGACTTCCATTTCGTCTGTGACGGCTTGCAGTCCAGTTTTCCAAGCGTCAAGGGTATCGGAGATGCCGCCCCGCGCCGTCTTGGTGCTATCCTCTAACTCTTTGATTGCATCCTTGGTCTTGTTCAGCGCCTTGGTTGCCTCATCCAACCGTCCGGACAAGGTTTTCAGCCAGTCCTGCATGGTCTTGACGGCTTCAGACGCGGAGGAGAGATTTGTCTTGGCATCAGCGATGGGACCAGACACCTCGCGCAGTTGTGCCGACGTTTCTGCCACGGCTGTCGTGGCTGAGTTCAGCGAACCGGCCAGCCCAAGCGTCGTTTCGGAAAGCGCGCCGGTCAGTTGCTGCGCCTCATCGTACTGGCTCTTGAGCAGTTGAACGACGTTCTGTTGCGCTTCCAACTTGGTTGTCAGGTACTGTTGCCTCTCCGCATCATACCCAGCGCCCTTGGTAGCCTCACCGATCACCGCAGAGAAAGTGGCCCACGCCGCTTCGGTTTTCTTTAGTGCCCCTTCAACTTCAGCCATGGCGACGCGCTGGCGCTCGACCATTTCGGTTAGCGCCTTGTCGTGTGCGGCTTTTACCTCAGTATCGGTCAAAGGAATCACTGTCTTTGGAGGGACAACTTTAGGTGGGAGGATGGGTCCGTACACCTCATCGCCACCACGGACCAAAGCCAAGGCTCTCGCGAGTTTCCCTCTTGTTTCGTCGATCTGCTGGTTTATGTCACTCAATTCTCGGCCGAGTTCACTCAGAACATGGGCTTCGATGGCAGAAGGAGCTTTTTGGAAGTCATTCAAAAGTTCTTGCTGTTGATCAATCCGCTTCTGAATCTCATCCCGCTTTTTCTGTAAGTCGTAGGATCCCTTCTGAAGCGCAGCAAGATCACTCAAGTTCTTTGCCTGTACGTTTTCGCGAGCGGCAACTGTGTTTTCCTTCAGCCTTTCGGTGTCTATCGCCACAGCCTTTCCGTGTTCGTCCCACTGCGTAACCAAGGCCGGGAACATGTCGCCAATCTCTTGGATAGTCTTCTTCTCTTCGTCCGATACCGCCTGATGCTCGGCTTCTGTTTTGGTCACATCACGCAGGGCGTTCTGCAATTCGGCATAACGGCTTGAAAGCTCAATCAAGGATGTAGCTTTTTGGGCTGTTTCTTCCTGGGCTTTCTTCTGAGCGGTAGCATAAGCAGTAACGCCGAGCGTCAAAACACCGAGCGCGATCGCAATACCAACAGCGACAGGATTGATTGCCGCCAACACCGGGGTGAGAGTCGCAATCGCCGTTTTCACGCCCGCGATAACAGCACCTAGTCCGGCCAGGCCGATCATGAGTGGACCCACAATCGCCAGCAAGCCCCCCAAGACCATGATTGACTGTTTCACCGGCATCGGGAGATCCTGCAGGACTTGGACAAATGCTTTCAAATAACCAATCGCGCCGATGATCATGGGTTTGAAGGCATCACCGATCTGCCTGGTGAACTCATCCCAGGTGTTTTGCAGCATCTTGATCGCGCTTTCGGTAGTCGCAAACCGCTGCGCCGCCTCTTTGTTCAAGGCGGTATTCGACTGCCATGCCTGAGTAGCCAATCCGAGGCTTTTGCTCAGGACATCACCGGCGCCTGCGGTGCGCAGCAGGGCGTCGCGAACCCTGATATCATCCATCTCCAGTGTTTCCATGACGCCGAAGAGGTTTGTCCCTTCATCCTGCATGCGCTTGAGGCCGGTGATAAAGGCGACGGTGGCGCCCGCCGCGTCCTTTTGGAATGCCGTTGCAAATTCACCGGCCGACACGCCGGCTACCGCCGCAAACGCCTTTAGATCGTCGCCACCATTGGCTGCCGCTATGGCCAGCTTGGAAAACACGCGACTGATGGCCGTGCCGCCGGCTTCTGCGTTGATGCCGACCGAAGAAAGGGCCGCGCCAAATCCGAGCACCTGCGGCTCAGATAAACCGACTTGCTTACCGGCGCCTGCGATGCGCAAGGCAAACTCAGTGATTTCCGCTTCGGTGGTGGCCAAGTTGTTGCCTAATTCAACGATGGTGGACCCCAACTTGTCAGCATTGCCGATCGGCATCTGCATGATGTTGGCAAACCGCGCCAGAGACGTGGCGGCCTCTTCTGTGCCAAGGTTAGTCGAGACGCCCAGCTTGGAAACCACGTCTGTGAACTTCTGCAGGTTGTCGACGCCGCGCACACCCAATTGCCCGGCCAACATACCGATGTTCGAAAGCTCCTCCGCCGCAACTGGTACAACCTGAGACATGCCGCGGAAGCGCCCTTCGAGGTCTTTGAATTCGCCTTCGGTCGCGTTAACTGTCTTGCGCACGCCAGCAAAGGCCGATTCGAAGCCGATCGAGGTTTGGGCCGCCGCTTTGGCCATTGCCACAAACGGCACCGTAAAAGCTCCGGATAGCGCCATGCCACCCATCAGCAGGTTCATCTGCGTTTGCATGTCGCCCAGTGTGCCAACCAGGCCCTCGGCCTGTTGTTTCGCTCCGTGCATGTGGCTGCCGGTTTTCTTGGCCGCCTCGCCGGCCTGGCCTACGCTCTTAGTGGTTTTTTCTGCACTCTCGCCGGTCTTCTTAAACGCCTCACCGGTTTCGGCTACAGTTTCAGAGGTTTTCTTGACAGATTCAGTTGCTTTGTCCAGTTTGCCGGGCAGAGCATCGAGTGGCACCAGCAGTCCACTCGCCGTTTTCCCGAACCCCTGCATGTCCTTTTCGATTTTCGCTGATGCGCTGGACACGGTTTTTTGCGCCGCTGCAAACTTGGCATCCATGTCGCCCAAATCCACGCCGAGATGGATCAGTAGTTCGCCTAGATTTAGAGCCACCAGGAATCGCCACCCTCGGCGGAATTTTGTTTAGTCGTCATTCGCCAAACGAATCAGGCGCTTGGCCGCGCTTTTTCTTCAAGCTCGCGAAAAAATCATCAGGTTGGGCCGGCTTGCGTTTCTTTGTACTGGGTGTCGAATTGGAAATCAAGGCAGCCAAAATGCCTGTCCGGTAATCCTCACGCTGCTCATGCGCCAAAAATCGCTTCAGTCGCCAGTCAAATTGGAGCGGTGTGCTTCGCCAAAATTCACGTTCTGACATGCCCAGGTCGTGACAACCGATCGCCAATACGGCGTGCCACGAAAAAACCTGGGCTACTGAGGGCGGGCTCCCGCCTCCGGCTTCGGTACGTTGGCGGCGTACATCTCAGCCAGGGCCCCAGAGACCAGGCCGATATTGCCGAAATGAACCATGCCGCCTACGTCGTCGATGGTCAGATCTTTATCTTCGTGGCGCAGACAAGCCCACAGTAGAACGACCATGTCGGTGCCGCTGAGGTTGGTCAGGACACCGGAGGCCATCAGGTTCTTGCCGGTCTCCTTCTCGAAATAGCGAACCGCGTTAAAGTCAAAACGGAGGTGCCGCTCCCGATCAAGGGAAATGGCGACCTCCGGTGCAGTCGGATTGTACCCCATTTGAAATGCCCCCTTAAAAATAGAAGGGGAACCCGTCACCGAGTTCCCCGCTTTGCGTTAGCCGCTTGTGCCTCGGGTCGTAAACGTAACCATACGCCCGTCGATATCCGCGGTCCCTTCGAACGACACCGAGCCGTCCACGATGCCATCCGCGGCGCCTGAGATGTCGTCACCAGAGAGGTAACCCCAACACCGCGCATCAAAGCTGGCAGTAGACGACGCGTGGAACGTAACCGCTACCGGCTGCGAGCTCGATGTCAGCAGTTGTGCGAACGTCGGTGTAGAATGGAAGTCCTGGATCGAACCGCTCATGTCAACCAGCGCCTGGATACGGCTTCGGAAGGCGCTGCCAAACACGGTCGAATCCTGGTTGTCGGCGCTGATCGAGTACGAATATCCGTGCGCCGCCGCCACAGAGGCCGTAGGCAGGACTGTGCCAGTGAACGTGTATGCGTTGGCGGATGATGTCGGAAACACCACCGAGCCATTCAACCGATACAGCGTGTAGGCCGTCGATGACACGGCGCCACCAGAGGATGTGGCCACAGAGAATGGAGCAAGGGGAGCGAACGGCTCTCCTTGATAAGAGGAGGACGCAACCTGATACACCTTTCCATTTGCGGACGTTGTCGCCACGGCGGTGAGGGCGATACCCGTGGCCGACAGCGTGACCAAAGCATTCTTGCCAGCGTAGGCCATCTAGTTCACCCCCTTAGCTGGTAGTCGCGACAGTGACCGCTCCGGAGCCCTCAAGGCCGATCGATAGGCCGACCACGCCATCAACCGAGGCGTCGACGTCATATGACCCCACCTTGACCTCTTGCTGGAACATGTTGTTGGTCGTGCCATCGATCATGAACTGGGTGTACAGGGCAGAGTCGTTGACCAGCGCATTGCGGATGGCTGATTGCCCGGACAGGTCCGTGCTCATGAGAAACCCGGACAGGCTGTAGGATGCGTCCTTTACCCCTTGCAGACGGGAACGCCACCCGGCGCCAAATGCCGTGATGTCGAAATTCTCGCCCGCTATGTTCATCGTCGCGGAGTTCATCTGGCCCACAGTGGTATAGGTACCCCCCGAGGCCGTCGACACCTTGACCAGTAGGTTCTTGCCAGCTACTGCCATTCAACTCACTCCTTTTTATTTAGATCTGAAAAGCCATTGCTAATCTGTTTGCGTGTGCCCGCACAAGCGGCACTGCCAAGACGGTGGGCCGCCCATGGTGGACAAGTTCAGTCGGGATTCTGGTGGGTGCTCGCAGATGGGCGTTTCCTCAACGTCGGGCGGCTGCTCCGCCAATGAAAAAAGGGCCGCCTCGACTAGCGCCCTCATCCCGACCAATATTTGGACCAAAGCTTTATCGTTCAAAGCATCACTCCTTACATCGTCTGGTACATTGCTTCTAAGTTCACACTCCAGAAGTAGTGGTTATTTTTGTCCCGATCCAGAAAGTTCGGCTGCGTCTGCAGCATCCGTAAATCCATGTACACGTTTTGCAGAGGCACGTCGCCAGGCTGCCAAGGTATCAAGAATCCAAGTTCGGTCTCTGGGCTCGCGCTTTGGAGTGCGTCATTTACAGCCCAGGCCAGGTTTTGACCGCTCGTAAAGCCGTCAGAGCGCACGATGATGGAGATGTGCGGGTGACTGATCTGCATTGCGGTTCCCAACACACGATCTGGCGCCCGGCCCCGCTCCGCAATAACGAATACGCATTCCACCGGCACGCCGGTCCTGGCGTCCGCCGGACGCGGGCTACCATGAAATAGGTTGACGTTGGCGGTTAAGGCGGTGCTATGGGCGTCCAGGTAGTTTTCGATGTCCTTTCCCGGTCTGTGCGCCACTGATGACCGCCTCCGCACTAAGTCGTCTGGTACACCGCTTCGACATCCATTCGCCAGTGATAGTGGTTGTTTTTGTCTTGCCCTAACGGGTCTGGATGCGAATGTGGAATCTTCACATCAAGGTAGGAGTTGCCTGTGCTCGGGCTAGCGCTTTGCAGGGTCTCCATGACCTCCCAAGCTAGGTTCTCGCCACTGGTGAAGCCGCTCGACCGAACGATCACAGCGACATGCGGATGGCCGATCTGAATAGCGGTTCCTAGCACCCTGTCTGGTGGCGGCCCGCCGTCTGGCAGAACAAAGACGCACTCGACCGGCACGCTCGCGCTTACAGGTCGCACGATGCCTTGGAATAGGTTCGTCCCACCAGTTAGCGCTGTCGAGTGCGCATCCAAGTAGTTGAGGATATCGATTCCGGGCCGGTGTGCCACTTGTGATCACCTCATTTCGTGGCCAGGGCGGCTTTGGCAAGCGCCAGGATGTTGGCCGCGATCTGCGGAGCCCGTTCGTTGACAGGGTGCTCCAGGTACTTCCATGTGGTTGGCGGGTCGTGTCTCGCCGTTCGCTTCCCAGGGGTCCACTGCTCGGGATGCGGAGCGCCTTCTTCAGGCGATGGAATCTCGTGGACGTAGAGCGCGTACTTTGATGCAGCGCCGCCATATCCAAGCTCCACGAGGATCTGAGCGCCGACCTTCTGTGGCTTGGTCACATAGCCGGAGCTTTTGAGCGTGCCTGTATCCACCGGTACCCGGCGTTTTGAGATGGCCATGATGTTGTTGGCTTCCATGTAGACAGCGGAGCTCAGCGCGACCTTCACTCGTTCGCCGTACCTCGCCAGGTTGGCTTTGATCTGCTCCGCTCCGCTAACCGACCCCGCCATCGCCGCCAACTCCTCCCAACCATATCTTCCAGTGGTCAGAACTACCGGCCTCGCCGATGCGGAGCGCCAGTGCGGACACGGACCACCCGGCGTTGGCGCTTGTCGTCTCACCTGGTAGGTAGAGTAACGAACTAATCTGCACATCTACCGAGGAACCGCAGACGATCTGCTTCGACGACATGACAGTCTCGCCCAAGAGATTGCGGACGTGGACCACCTTGTCGATGGCCCGGCCCAAAAACGATGTGGCTGCACTGTAAATGTTCTCGCCGTCGGTGTTAACACTGGTGGAGTTAGCGATGAGAAGTGTCTGCTTAAATTGGGCTTGTAATTGCCAATCCAATTAACCACTCCCCGTCGTAGAAGCGATGGTGCCAGGGAAGTCATCCTGACCCATTCGGAAGTTGGGCTGCACGAAATCTGTGTCGGCATCGCGACTTTGCTTGGTGTTCTGTGACCGGCCGCCGACAAACATTCCGGCCGATGCAGTCCCGCGCCGCCGCAATATAACCGCCTGTCGTTCATACGCTTTGGACCGTTGGGATGCTGAGATGTCCAACCCTTCGTTGCGTGTATCAACGTAGCTGGCCCAGTGCGCCGCCAGGTTGTCACAACAGATGGCCGCCGCCCGGTAGTGGTTAGCTTCGATGTTGGCCAGTACGGCACTGATCTCTTCGTCGGCGAGGATAGCTGTCCCTGATACCGTTTCACCTGTATAGAACCGGACAGTGGACAGCCCGGAACTGCCGACATTCGACGAGTTATAGGTAAAAGTCATATGTCCACCTACTTCGTGAAGAGCTTCAACGTCCGGCCGGTCGCCTCACCGGTGGACCCTGATACCAGGCGCATGAACGGCCACGGCTTCAGCGAATCCGGTAGGATGTAGGCCTGGGCTGCCGCCGTTGATACAGTAATCGATATCTGCGTGCTGGCGATCGAATACAGGTCAACGAACGTACCGTCCGAGCTTGATGTCGGGCTGACGGCGAACGTGATCGTTGAGCTTCCAAACGCTGTCGCCCCCATGAGGCCCAGCACTTCGGCACTCCGGATATCCGCCACGGTGCTTACCGGGGACTGAGTAGTTCCTGATGTGAAACTCAACGTCTGCACAGATGAAACCCGTTCAACTTCTGCCCTACTCATCTTTGTTTACCCCCTTTCAGGGTGGAATCACGATCTGCGAGGCTTTCCTCTAGGCTTGGGCGCACCGAGGGCAGTCTCTTTCGGTTCTGCCAGGCCGGTCTTAGGTGGAGGCGTGTCTACCGCTTCGCCGTCAACGATTTCCGCAATCCAATTCAGTCGGCGCATGGAGGCCTCGGTGCGATCTGAACCGATGTCTTCTGAGGTGATCTTGTCGCCCCATTTGTAGTCGCCGCCCTGCAGTTTGATCGGAGTATGACGGACGGTGTAAATCATAACGCTACCCATGCCTCCTGCATGTACTGCTGGTTCTCCAGGGCGCCCAAGAGCTGCTGCTGCATATTGTTCAGCCGGGTCATCTCGGCCTGGACTTGGCCAAGGCGGGTCTGCAGCTCACCCTTGCGCGAGTTCAGCTTGACCATCATGGCGTGGGCCTTTGGCTGCTCCCAGCCATAGAGGTGCGAGGTCTTCAGCAAATCGCTTTCCTGCGGCATGTAAACCCGCACGCCGGCCTGTTTGGCAATGCCGAGGAAGTACTCGCACGACGGCCTTTGGGCGGCATACTCGCTGCCCTGGGCCATATCGACACCGTAGATGTGGATCTCTTGGAAGCCTTCGGATAGGGCCAGGGCCATCATGTAGCTGATCGAATTGGTGTAGTAGCCGCCGTACTTGGCGATCATCACCTGCAGCGGGTACTCAACGCTGTTTGGGATGTCGTCCCAGTGCCGCTGCATGTACACAAGGCACCCCAGAGCCGCCATCTTGGCAGCGTGTTCATTGGAAGCGTTGCGACTGTGGAAGAAGGGGTTGCCCGCGTACTCCGTCTCGCGGCCGTGGATCTCAAACCAGCGCAGGCGGGCCTCTACTTTCGGCTTCGCCCACGGGTCCGAGCCATCTGCCATCCGCATGTCGTAGGCTTCGTTGAGGGACCAGAGCTCGAAGTCTGGGTCATCGAACGGCGCTTGGTTCCAGTGGCTGGCGAACCCGACGATGGCCACTTTCTTGATCTTGACGGGCGATGCCGTCTTCGCCAGTTCCGCGGGCTCCTCTTCTACGACCGGAGCCTCGTTAGGCCGCTCTGGTTCAACGGGCATCGGGACAACCGGCTGCGCTTCGGGAGCAGGGGCGGGAACACTAGTCTTTTTCTTTTTGGAAACGTTCGGCTGGTGCACTCTCGTCCTCGACCTCGTAGCGCTCGGTGCAAGGTCCACGGAGTTCTCGGTACTCAAATGATTCATGCCCCCTCGATGTTTTTCACTACCTGGTCGCCCCCGGCTAGGTAGTGGTCATTCAACTGCTTCCTGAGAAGCCATAGGCCGTAACGCTCTTGCTCTGGCGCATAGGGATCCGGCCGATTCACACCATGGACCCCGGTAAGCGCCCCCACGACGTGATACAAGCCCGACGCCAGGAATATCGCCTGGTAATCCTGCTTGTAGGTGTACATCGCCGGGTGGTGCCGATAGGGATTCGCAACCTTGTTGTCAGGCGCGAAGTCCCCGAGCAACAAAAAACCACCGTCTTTCACGGCGGCATCAATCTTTGCGACGGACTCCAGCAAACGGGACCGGTCTACCCAGTGCAGTACGTAGTTGACAATGACAAGATCAAACTGCTCACCGATCCGCATGTCGGCGGCCGTGCTCTGGATGTACTCGATGCCCTGGTATCTGCTCCGGCCGTCCGCAATCGCCTCCGCAGACGGTTCCACAGCCACCAGACGCAGGGTGTTCGCCGTCTTGATCAGGTGCAGACGGTACCCGGTGGAGGCCCCGACTTCCAGGATGGTAGGCGGATCAAGGTGGTAGTCGCGAAGTAGCCGAATGGGCAGATCGTCGTGCAGTTTCGACATCGCTACGGCATTACGGCGGTAGTAGGCATCTGACTCGGTGCTGCTGAACACGTGGTCCTGCGTCATGAGGGCACCGCCTCGCACAGCGCTTCCAGGTCCTGCACCGACAGCCACCGGTCATTTACGTCTGAGGAGTACCGGAAGCCGGCCGGCAGCGGATCGCCTTGGGCCTGTTCTGCCGTCCACCAGGGGTGTTGGGGTTGTACGACATACACCGGCCCGGCGTCAATTGTGTGGGCGGTCTCCTCATCAGAGAGCAACGCCTCGCCGAGCTTTTCGCCCGGTCTGATGCCGGTAACCATGATGGGCACGCCTGGGGCAATCGCTTGCGCCAGATCTGTAACCTTCATGCTGGGCAGTTTGGGAATGAAGATCTCGCCGCCCTGCATGTGCGTCAGGGAGTACTTCACTAGGTCTGCGGCTTGAGGTAGAGACAGCCAGAACCGGGTCATGCGGGGGTCCGTGATGGTGATGCGCCCGGTCTGGGCCAGCTGGCGGAACAGCGGCACCACGGAGCCCCGAGAGCCTACGACGTTTCCGTATCGACAGGCGCTAAACGAAGTCCGTCCGGGGCTGTAGGCATTCCCTTGAATGAACAGATCCTCCGCCACCGCCTTGGTCTTGCCGTAGAGGTTGCTCGGTGAGCAGGCTTTGTCGCTGGAAACCAGCAGGACCTTCTTGACCCAACCATCAATTGCGGCGTCGATGACGTTCTGACTGCCTTGGATGTTGGTTTTGACGGCCTCGGCCGGGTTGTATTGGCAAGCCGGAACCTGTTTGAGCGCCGCTGCGTGAATCACTATGTCGACCCCGGCGAAAGCCCGTTCCAGCCGGTCCTTGTCTCGCACGTCGCCAATGAAATACCGGACGACACTCCCTGTGTCATCTGGCCACCGCGCGCGCATCTCGTGCTGCTTGAGCTCATCACGACTAAATACAATCAACCGTTTAGGATTCTGCGGCAGTATTTTTTGAATTAATTGGTGTCCCAGTGATCCGGTTCCACCGGTGATCAGGATCGTCTTGCCTGTAAAGAGCCCCACTAATAATCGCCCCAATCTATAAAGTAAGGAGGAGGCGCCTGCCCCCTCCTTCAAAACTCGAGCCTACGAAATCCCCGAATGATTCCCGCTTGACGACACGACCAACCAACGCGTGGATGAGGCCCCGACCAAACGAACAAACTGGTCAAGAGCATCGAACGTCAGGATGGTGCCCGTCGAATCGAATGTTTGGACCGTTGAGGCCGTTGTGACCGTGTGCGCCTTCGTAGTGTTGGCGATGTTGTAGATGACCTTTTGGACACCGGCCACGGGAGCACTGATGGTCACGGCCATCTGCGACGTGTTGCTCAGAACGCTGATGCCGTATGCAGTTAGCACACCACTTGTGGTCGCCACCGTCTGCAGGGCCTGAAACAATCCACCGGAGAGGGTGGCAGTACCGGTAACTGCCAAATTGCTAGAGCCGGTAAGCGTTCCGCCCACTCCAAAGGTGCCAGCGATGGTGCCGTTGCTGGAACCGGTGATGGTCTTGGAAACCGTGAGTCCGCCGCTCACCAGGGCGCTACTCGATGCCGTAAGCGTGCCGCCAATCGTAGCGGCACTCGACCCGGTGATGGTTTTGCTGACAGTCAGCCCGCCCGAGACCAACGCACTGGAAGAGGCGGTGAGCGTCCCACCGACGGTTGCCGCTCCTGAACTGACAACAGCTCCCGAGACATTCAATCCGGATGACAGCGTCACCGCTCGCTCGAACGTCGCCGGAGACTCAAAATACTCTGTTTGCCGCCGATTGATACCCGCCATTGCACTTCACTCCTTTCTATGCCGGGGCCCGCCACATGACAGGCCCCGCATGACTCAATCAGGCGACGCACGCATTGAAGAACGCAGCGCAGTCCGCGGCGACGACCTTCTGGGCGTAGGCCATTTCGCCTTCAATCCGATCCGAACGCTTCAGGTCGATCCGGAAACGGCTGATGACGGAGCCGGACTGATTGGCGCCCAGATACCCGGTCCAGTCGAATGTGTAGCCGGCAGACGGCATCAGAAGGCCCGGAGACGGAGCCGAGTAGCAGAGCAGGGCATGCTTGCCGTAGAGGAATGACATGGAGGCGTTTGCCCCCTCAACAGCGGAGTTCTGCACGGCATAGGGCACCAATACCCGGTCGACGTCAAACAGGGCCGGAAGCAGATCCAGAGTGACAACACCGCGCTGGACGTGCTTGATCCGGTCGATGATGTCCGGGTGATGGCGCAAGGCGTCAAAGACCTGCGGGCCGATCACCAGGGTGTTGGGTTTGTAGCCGGTGTTCTGCGAAACAGCGATGGACTGGGCGGTGACGTCCTCGATTGGCGTGCTGGAGTTCGTGCCCCACTGGGTGCCGACGGTGATGTCGGTACCGGTGGTGGAGCCTGTCCAGATGCCGGTCGTGAAGAAGTTCGTCACCCAATCAGCTTCACGCTTGATCAAAAGCTGATGCGTCACCCACTCGGTAGCATCCCGGTCCATGTCGAGCGGCGCATCGGCATTGGCCCGGGTCTGATCGTCGATATCCTTGTGGACGGCAACCACGTTAGCCGAATACACGTCTGTGCTGTTGGAATAGCCGCTGCCAGCCGACTCGGTAGCCGGGGCCCGGACCTTGGCCTCAGACCGATGCCAGTATTCCTTGGGGTACGTAAAGAACTTGTCGGATTGCTTGCTGACAGGGACGCGCGGGAAGGCTGTCCCGGCGATAAAATTGGTAGCCCTCTGGAGGTATGCCACGCTGATGTTAGTCAGCGGCCGGTTTACATGTACTTGGTTAATGGACGGATCAGGCATATTTGTTCATCCCATCCTGTGCTCGCCAGCCCCTGGCGGCGCGACACATGCCCCACGAAAACTAATCGTCGGGCTCTGGCCGTGGGGCGCGACCATACGGGCGGAATAGCGAGTTCCGCCTGAGCCCGACAAAGTTAATTTAGATCAGGTTGATTTAGATCGAATCAGCTCGACTGAAGCATGTGCAGAATTTCCAGCGACACGATGTTGCCAGAGACCAGCGAGGTCGTGCCGGATACCAGCATGCCGAGAATGTAATCACGGACGCCGGTGGATGAACCAGCCCGGCCCAGGGTGGTAGCGCCAACCAAGTCGGTGACCGCAAAGTTGCCATCGGTCATGACCTTGGTTTGACCGCCGATGGCGACCTCAGCGAACCCGCTGGAGGTGCCGGATTGAATCACACCAATGACTTTGGCGCCGGCGCTGGTCGGAAATACCAACAAGCTCTGCGTGGTCAGGCCGACGATCGCATACTGGGACGTGGAGAAGTCTGCGCCTACCTCGTAGGTGCGAGTGATAAGCCCTTGCGAAACAGCCATGTTAGTTAGCCTCCTTCAGGCTCAGGGTGTACAACTCAGGATTGGCAGCGGTAACGTCGGCATAGGCCTGGGCATAGGTCTTGGCCGCGCCCTTGGCAACTTGTTCCTTGGCCATCTTGTCCAGACGGGCCTCCGCGCTGCCTTCCACGGGGCCGTTGCCAGTCTTGCCGATTTCGCGAGTGATCTGGTCATTGGCCTTGATCCGGGCTTCGGCCTTGGCCAAAGACTCTTCGACAGCCTTGCCAACATCCTCACCGGCCGCATAAGCCTTGCGAAGCATGGCAGAAACAGCGGTCGCCTCGCCGGCACTGGGGTACTGGGAGGCCTTGGTCAGGAACTCGCGGCTAACCCGCACCTCGCGCTCGGCGTTGAGATCGGTCTCTGCCTTGGCAAGTTTGGTTTCGGCTTCGGTGGCCCGCTTTTGCAGTTCGGTCACTTGACCGGCGGTCTTTTCGAGGTCATCGAGCCGCTTGGCAACTTCAACCGGCAACGCGGGCGCGGGCGGGGCTGCCTTCTTGGCGATCTCGGCCTCTACAGCAACGCGATCCTCGGCCTTGAGGCCCTTCAGGAGCTCTTCGAGGGTCATGATTACCTCATCACCTTTCTTTACGGGCGGATTTTTCTTAGGCATGCCGTCCTCGCCCATCTCTTCCTTTGGATCCATATCCGGCGGGGGCACCTTGGCCTTCTCCACGGCGGCCGTTGTCTGCTGCATCAGATCCATCATGGCCTGCATGTGTTCCATGAGCTTCGTGTGGTATTGCTCCATGGTCTCACGCAGCATCTCGTCCTTCTTCGCCTTGTCCACACTCTCGTCACCCATGATAGAACGCACCGAGGAATGGAAGGCGTCAGACATCCTCCACTCTTGCTCCCAGAGGTCGCTCTCTTTCTCTTGGACGGTCAGGACTTGGTCCATGGTCATCGCTTTGTCGCCCATGCCCATCATCTTGCGTATGCCCTCAAGCGCCCGCTTGAAAATGCTTTGTCGCTCTTCTGGTTTGTCCGTCTTGATCACCCCCCCTTCCGGCGGCGCCGGATCCCCGCCTGGAACGTCGGCCGCCTTGATGATGAGGAACTTGCGCTTGTTGGCCGCCTTGTCAACGCCAGCTACGGCGGTAATTTCCATGTCAACCAGTTTCTTTTGGGGCATCCTCTTCCACCCTCCTTCCTTGGCCTTCCATACTGTAGCCGGTGCGCTCACCGCTCTGGATCTTGGCGAAGTAGTCCTCGGGCCAGACCACACCCATTAGCCACGTGCCTTTTGTGATGTGCTGGTCGCCCTCATCGAAATCAGTGGGGGCGATGTAGCACTGAACCACATCCGGCGTTTCGCCCTCGAAGTCGACGGCGTGCATGTCGTTAATCGGACCGCCTGCCTTGGCGATTTCCTCTGCCAGGCCGGTCACATCCAAGCGAACAGTTTCGCCAGTCTCGGCCGCCTTGGCGACGGCTCCAAGCAATTGCATGGCCGCTTTTACCAGTTTGCCTTTGCCCTGCATCAACCGCATAAAGCCATAGCAGGCTTTCTCGATCTCTTCGGCCGTTGACCAGTCGCCCTGTGTGTCCACAACGTTCGGCTCGTACACGATGCCCAAGGTATATCGCTGCGCATCGGTCTTGCGAATGATCCGCACGCCGACATCGACATCCGTCCTGGTAGTTACCACGTCACACCTCCTAAAATTGCTCCATCCACGTAAATGCGACAAAAACATCTGCAGCCGCACTGCTCTTGGCGGTCACGGTCAAATGCTCGCCCGGACGCATATTCAACGCGAATAGGCTAAGATCCAAAAACAACTGATCAGCTTTTGCCATTTGGAGAGCGAAGGCCAGGATGCCGCTAGAGGCCGCAGTGCTCGCGACATTGATTTGCGCCACAGATGTCAAGGCGTTGAAATCGGTATATGCTGATGTACTGGTGACAATCGGGTTTTTGTATGCCTGGATCGTGACTGGCTTCGTGCCATCCGTCGCCAGGCTGATGGCGTCGGACCGAATACGGACCTTGTTCACCACGCTTTGGTACGTCGTCGAGTTGCGCAGGGTGAACAGTGGGACTTCGGCGGTGATCGAAGCCTTTGACGTCTCATAGGTATGGTGGACGTCATAGACCTCTTGAATGGCCGGTCCCTCAGTGGCGCCCATCGCGCTGCCGGTCTTGAGGGCGATGCTCGTATTGTTTGTGGTATTCTTGACTTCCGCCATGCAGGGTAATGTCGGATGCGTCAGACTTGGAGCGGTGTTGGCGTTAGCATAGTGAATGCGGTGAACATCGACGAACTTTCCGCTCGCGGGGTTTTCCACTGCGAACTCGATGGCGCCGAACCCCAACCATTGATAACGGATCTGGTATACGTTGCCTTTTGTTGGGTCTAGTGTCATCCCGGACGAAGTGGTACCATCCATTTCGTCAAGGTTCCAGGATGTTTGGGATGTCCATGTATCAACACCGTTGTTGCGGTGCAGAACTCCGAACGCTGCGCCGTTGTAGCCGAAGAAGAATCCATCAGTCTCATCGCCAGCGCCAATAATTTGTGTGCTGCCAACCACACCAGACGTAAAGATGGCTGTGAAGCGTACCACCGCGCCCACTCCTGGTATGTACCGGATCAGGTGGGTGGAGGCGATCTTGGCCGAACTGTTGGTCTGGGCGCCGGTCGCCAGAACCCCCAATCCTGATGCCGTCGTGATTGTGCCCGCCCCTGTCACTGCGGAGTCAACCAACTCGCTGTTGATTTTCTGCGCCAAATTCCATCCCGAGGAGACATTCAGTTGGCTGGTGACAATCTCGCCAAACGCCCCCTGCGCTCTTGCAAGCTCAAACACTGACAGTTGGTTAACGTTACCCGGCATGTGGCGAACGACAGCCATTTCGTCCGCCTCCTTTTATTTCGGGATTTCAGTGACCAGCGCGACGGCACACCGGCAACTCGGGTGGAGTGTCGGTCCTGATATCAGTCCGGCGTCCGATTGAAATGGTTCGCCAATCGGCACCTTTTGACCATCCATCGCCAAGCATCTAGGGCACGTTCGCGGACTGTCTACCGCTGCGATCCATTCCTGCATGGACATACTCAGAAGCAAGCCCTCTGCCCTGGCCTCTTCCCAAGCATACTGGGAACCTCTAGAGGCTGCGTTTATAGTCTCGGTGCGAGCGATGTTCTCGGCTCGTCGGCGCAAGAGCTTCTTTTCGTAGGTCTCAGCCATCTTGTTCGCTGCCGAAACCGACCTGGTGCCATCCATTGCGACCGTCTTCCAGTACTTCAGAGCAGTGTTTGCATCCCGCTCTGTCAGCCCAACCATCTCTTTGATGGCTTTCGCTGATTGGTACGGGTGCACACCAGTCTCAAATGCGTTTCGGATCACGCTTTTGATGGCCTTGCGGGTCTCATCACCAATCTGCACCACGAGTTCGGCCGTGTGTGTGTCGATCCACTGGTAGACGTATGGGTTTTGCAGGTCGAATTTCATCGTCAGCCGCATGTGCTCCAGTTCGAGCTTCCCGGCCCTTTCCAGGGCTTGCGCCATCAAGGAAGCGCTCTCGACCACGAATAGGTTCGAGGCGGCTGTCCAGTCCATGCGGTCCAATATGCCAGCAGGGTCGCCGGATTCAACTGCCCGAATGACGTCTTCAACGGTCACATCGCGTTTGAGTGTCTGCGAGTAGCCTGCAATTGTCTTGTCCCAGCCTGTGGTCAATTCGGTGGATAAGGTCTGTGATTGCCGTAGATGGCGGTCTAACTCGGGGTCTAGCTTGCGTACCCACTGCCAGGTCATAGGACCTCCACTTGTTCAGGCTCGGGCAGGTTGGCCATACGTCGCATTTCAGTTTCCAACACCGGATCCGGTGTGATGATGCCGACCTTGGCCAGATTGGCGACGTAGTTGCCCACTGCTTCTAGCGCGGGCTTCTCGATCGGCCCGGGGACCAACGTTGGCAATTTCTCCAGCTTCATGTTGTTCAATGCGAACAATCGGGGGATGGCGAACCGGTTGAAGATGGAAGCGATCATGTCCAGCCAGGCGGAGATAGCCAGGCCGAAGAGTTCGGTCTTATCCGATGAGAGAGCGAAGCTGCCGACTTTGTCGGTCCCCAGGAACATGAATTCGGCTAACACCGACATAGCGATCCGGGTCTCGTACCGCTTGATCGGCTTGTCTGAATCCACTTGCCGTTGCCCGCCCGAGGTAGCTAGCCTGAATTTGTACCCAGTTTTGATCGCAGTTCCATTGTCGTCGGTGTACTCCTCGGCGGGGATGACCAGCCCCTCGCGCTCATCTCGCTTGATCTCACTGATCATCGTCTCGAATTCGGCCCGTAATGCGGCGTCAGTTGATCCGGCTTCGGCGGTCATAATGTGCAGAGGAACTTCCATGATCGTCAGCCCGGTGGCGTCCCGCTCCATCGCAATCGCTTCGAGTTCCTGGAAACGCTTAACAAAAAACCAAGAGCGGTAGGCGTTGCGAAGAATGCTACGGCCCTCGGGGTTCCCTTTGGTCGTCTCCGTCCGGAACAGCAAGGCCTTCTCGATGGGGATAAAGACCCGCTCGAACGTCGGCGGCGCCGACTGCCACATACCGGTGACAGACCCGTCGTCGAGGTCGAATTCCCAGTCGCTCAGCGTCTCCTGGGATCGGATTTCGATCTTGCGCCAGCCGATCTTGTTGTCCGTGTAAACGCTTCGAGATTCAGGGGGGCCAGTCGGGCCGCCTCGGCGCTTGTACACGATCTCGAAGAAAGACCACCCGGCCCACAGCATGGAAAGAACCTCGCTGATGAGGTCGCCCCAGGTATGTGACATGTCCGCCCGGCACTCGGCCAGGAATTGGGCGGCATCGACGTCGACCCTATCTTCGGATGCGGCCTTTTCGGTCCAGGTTGACTGGCGCACCAACATCTTGATCAAAAACAAAAAGGCGCCCACTATGGCGTCGTTGTCTCGCATTTCTTGGTAGATCTTAATGGCCTGCGTACCGCGGAGCTTAGGGTGAAGCTCTTCATAAACGTGGCCGCCGTATCGGTTAAGACCTGTCCGACCGTATATCTGTGTGATCTTCTTTTTCTCGACAGCCACCAATCATCACCTCCCCAGTAGCTCCCGGTAATCGGTGTGTCCGGGTTGAACACTCTGGTGCAGGGCCCGGATTAGGTCGAGGTCGGCAGGCGTGTCCAACGTCCACCGCAGCGACGATGTGTCACCGGTGGAGGACACGTTGACGGCCCCGAAGCGCCCGGGGGCGTGCCATAGATACGGTGTAACGTGCTCTCGGTCAAACTTGCTGCCTGCTTCGTCCCAGGCTGTTTGCAGAGCAGCGATGCTCATGACTTCGCAATCCAAGCCGTCCGGGTAACTCGGCGGGTGCACGTTGCTGGCATACTCACAACCGGCCGCCTGGAACTCCTGGATGACCCGAGACACCACGGTGGGATCGAGCAGCGGGCAATCGGCAGTAATGCGCACCACAACGGTGAGGAGGTGCAGGGCTGCCGCCTTGAAGTAGCGGTCCAATACATCCGTCTCGTCACCGCGGTAGACCCTGACACCCCACTCCCGGCACTTGGCCGCGATCGCATCGTCCTTCTGTTCCCGGCTGGTGGCCACGACAATGCGCTCAATCTCGGGAACGAGCTTCACCCGATCAATGACGTGACGGAGAACCGGCTTCCCGCCAAGATCCATGAGGACCTTACCAGGAAGCCGGGTGCTGCCCATGCGGGCCTGTATAATCGCGCCGATCATACCCAAATAAAGCGCCCCTCTACGAAAAAGCGGCCCCGCACCCGTGGGCACAAGACCTCATCATGGAAATTGTAGGGGATTCGACCCCCCGAAAACTGCAAACCTTCACGTTCCAGAACGAGAGAAGATAATCCCCTCGTCCCAGTACGCCAAGGCCAGAGCCAGCAATCCCTTATTGGCGAGGTAGTACACGTTCCGCTCGCTCATATGCAGCTCAAAGGCCACGCCGGTCGCCGTGTATCTGCCGTCCACCAGGAGCATCTGCAAGACCTGTCGGGTCTCACTTTCGAGGCTGGGCAGAGTGTCATCAATCCAGCGGACGCGTTCTCGTTTTTGCGCAACAGTCTTGTTTTGGGCCAGGGCAGACGCTCGACTTCCTACCGGGTCACCCGGGCCCCCGTTTTGTATTCCTGGTGTCTCGTTCACCGGCGAGGCGAGAATGACGTCCATCTCGGAAACCGCCGCCTGCTTTTTGTGCCTCTGGTAGTGGCGCAGTTCCTCGCGCACGAACCAAAGGTAGTGCGCTTCTATGACACAGCCATCGATGTGGAATAGGCCAGAACGCCGCAAGCGACCGCCCCCTCAGATATTCACCACGCGCCCGGTGTCCGATGCCTTGCGAGCGGCCTCCACGATCTGAACGGCTCTTAACCCGTCCTCGCCCGTCACCAAGGGCTTTTCCTCACCGCGGATGCAGGCCAGGAAGTGCCGTAGTTCGGCCCGGTACATGTCGTCGGGATGGAACGGTTGGGCTTGCCCTTGGTGCTCGTAGGTGTGCTTCCCGGCTTTTTTGGACACCTTGACTACCCACGCGTTGAAGTTCCAGTCAATACTCCCGGTATCTCCGACAATCCGGCATCCTCGCTGTGCTTCTTGGTCCAAGTAGTCCAAGTGGATGCTGGCCTGGACTCCACTCTCAAACCGCACTACCAGGTCGGCGATATCCTCCGTCTCGATCTGCAGAGCGCCCGAGTTCTGCATCGTGCAGGATACGCTCACAGGCTGCCCGAACAGCCAGCAGGCGTAGTCCAGTTCATGGCTGGCATCCATGAGAATGCCGCCCCCGGTTTTCCGTGAGGCGGCATAGTTGGTACGGTAGTCGATCCCTGGGCGCCAGTCTGGCAGATAGGATCCGAAGTGGATGGAGGCGTGGCGGACCGTGCCAATGGCACCGGAGTCGATGATCCCCTTCGTTCGGCGTAGGCCGGGATGGAAACGCAAACAGTATCCGACGAGAAGGGGCACCTCTTCCGTGTCAGCATGGAGGAGGATATGTTCGGCATCGTTCAGATCGTGGGCCAATGGTTTCTCGATCATCACCGCCGACATTCTGCCGTCCACGATGGCTTCCCGTGCGGCATCATAATGCAGATGGTTCGGTGTGGCGATGATAGCGCCATCGTATTGTTCGCAAATGCCGCGGTAGGTGCCCCAAACCTTGAATGGCCACTTGCACCCTTGTTTTTCCGAGATTGTCGGCGACCCGTATTCCCTGTATAGCGCCAATCCCGCCCGCGGATCCGTATCGCAAGCGTCGACTTCCACCCCCATCTCTTTGAGCAGTCGAATGTGCCGGCGTCCGATGGAGCCGCAACCCACGACCAAGATCTTCAGGGGCTTATCATTTGGCAAGTCATTGTTACCTCCGTCTCTGTTCGCCTGGTCTCCGCGTACCCAGCCTGGGCGAAGGCCTTTTGGGATGCTGTGTTCTCCGTCTTGATCACAGCCTTGATGGTCTTGACCCCAACCTTCTGCATCTCGGCGTTTCCCAGCCGCAGTATTTCTGCCCCCACTCCGCAGCCACGATGGCCCGGCGCCACCGTCACACTGACGAATGCCTCGCCACCCTCGACGTCGTAGCGGACGGTACCCAGCGAAAGACCGGCCCGCCGAGCGATGAACAGGCGCCGGCTCGAATCCTCCATAACATTTCGTAGCCACTGGAGGTGCTCTTTCCACGAGACGGGCTTCGAGTCGAACATCATCGCCCTAGTGGTCGGATGATTGCGCCAGACGTACAGCAGCGATGCGTCCTCCATAATAGCTCGTCGCAGAGCGGTCATCGGATCTCCCTCACAAGCTGGAAGGCTTCGGCGGCCATCAGGCCGGACTGGGCGCCCCGGAGCATGGCCTGCGCCCGCAGGGCCTCTGGCGATCGCGGGTGCGGAAACGGCCGCCGCTCAGTCTCATACATCTCCATGGCTTGAATCTTCTTCTCCAGGTAGTCACCCGAGATGTCCACGAAGGTGGTAGGCCGGAATGCCGGTTCCGTGCTGAAAGCCCATTCGGTCGAGCTGGCCACCTCGTAGGCATAGACACTCTTTACGGAGCAGCCCGGAACCGGCCGCGTTGCGATCAGAGTAGCATGCGCCATTGCCCGGTGATCCTGATTCAGGTCCCCAATGTGATGGGTATACACCACTTCTGGCTGGTATAAGTCGAGCAGGTGCTTGATAACTTCAGAGATGTCCAAGCCGCCGATTGTGTCCAGACGTTGGTCTGGCAAGTTTCCGAAGCTAACGATGGAAGCTCCTAGAAACTTGGAGGCGTTATCAGCTTGACTCATCAACGTCTCTAGTTCTGCCGTTGTCGTCGTGCCTCGTGATGTTAGGCCGGTTGCCAGTATGCCGATGCTTACCTCGTGGCCCTCGGCCGCCAGGCGGGCAATGGTACCGCCGCATCCAAGGCACTCATCGTCTGGATGTGCGGCCAAGACGAGAATCCGCTTGCTTTTGGCGCTCGGCTGACGCGGCGCTACCATGGCTTGGTCGGCCTTACACACATGGCAGAAATTCGGACCACCGCACCGCATCTGTTTCCCGTCGGGACGGGGGAACACCCGCCCGTGTCCGCTATTTGGATTAGCTGGATTGTAACGTTCCAAGTAAAATACGTCCTTTCTAAGCCCACCAAGTCTGATGGGTGTCCAAGTCCAATAGAGAAAGGCGCCCTCCCCAGACGGCGCCCGTGTCGATGCCTATTTTGTCGGGTCCGCGCCACACCTCGTAGCTGCCGTGCAGCAGATGCGTCGGTGTGTGGCCGAAGACCACTCGTTTACCGCGGTAACCCTCGTGGAACTCCCCGCGGATCCAAAGGAGGTCATCTGGTGTCTGTTCGCTCAACGGAACTCCCGGCCGCAGGCCCGCATGGACGAGGATGCAGTCAGGCTCCTCGTGGTAGAGTGGCAAGCCGGCGAGGAAGTTGACCACGTGGTCCGGGATAGCACCGCCGAAGTCTGCCATAGTTTTGTCTCCGCCTTGTTGCATCCACACTTGGCGGTCCCACTCGCGCATCCAGGCATGGCGACTTGCATCTCCTTGCAGGTAGGCCAGCATTACAGCGTCGTGGTTGCCAAGGACGGCCTTCGCCCCTCGGTCTACCAGGTCCATCACAAGGTGAATGGTTGAGGCCGCGTCCGCCCCTCGGTCCATGTAATCGCCCAACAAAAAAAGCCGGTCGCTCTCCGGCTTGTAGTGGGCCATATCCAGGATTTGCAGCAGTCGATGTCCTTCGCTGTGGATGTCTGCCACGGCCAGCCTACGACCCACGGCGAATCTCCTCCAACACTTGGGCCAGGCGTTCCTTGCGGGATTTGGGGTGCCAGTCTAAATGTGGTGAAGGATATAGATTCATCGTCGGTTGCTTCACGGCGCCACAGACGACCGAGGTTCCCGGCACTAAGCCGGTGATTTCATGGGCAAGTACGGCCAGGCTGCATGTTTCCGACCCGGTGACATCGGTGGTAAGGCCCTCCGCCCAGTTGGCATTGAAGGGCGTCCATTTGACGGCGGCCAAGAAAGCGCCAGCAACATCCTCGATGTGCATGACGTTGAGCGGCAATGGGTAGGGCGCGGTCACCCGCACTTCGCTTTTGGCCAAGGCGTCCCGGCATATTTGGTAGACAACGCCTTCTCTGCGATCTCCGCCAAACACTCCGGGCAGTCGCAGAATCGAGACGGTCAAGCCCTGTTTCCTACCCATTTGAAGAACCTGTTCCGCAGCCAACTTACTGGCCGCGTAGTGATCCAAAGGATCAGCGAGGAGTTCATCATCGCACGTACCGCCATAAGCCAGAACGCCGTATACCGCCTGCGTGCTGGCAAAGATCAGGTGCTTTACCCCAGCCTTAAGGCAGTAGTCCAAGACGTTGGCCGTTGCTACTACGTTGTCACGGTACAGCCGGGCGATGTCGCAAGGCCCGGGTACGGGCGGCAAATCGGCCCCTTCGGGATTTGGCAGAAGGCTGATGTCTACCCGCCCCGCCAGGTGGATGACGACGTCGGGCGGCCGCTCCTCGATCAGTTTGCCAAAGCCCTTGGACAAGTCGCAGAACCATCGCCTCTCCGGCCCTCCCGCATACCGCCGCACATGTGGCTCGTTCGGCCAGTTGCACAGCGGTATGGCGTAGTGACCAGCCTTCTGCAACTTCGGCACCAGATGCCTGCCAATATAGCCTTCCGCCCCGGTGACTAGGATTCTCACGCGTTACACTCCTTTTACAGGCGGACGTCTCAGCCGCGCAAGATCTTATCGACGGTCGTATACGTTTCAAGCACTTCCCGCCAATCGTCGCCATAGCGTCCAAGAAGCGCCGTGGCTTTACGCAACCAATCACCGTGAGCATATCTTTTCCAGTCAGGGTGGTTTCCGATGTGCTCATAGCCCCATGAGCACTGGTCAATGTGACTGAGCTTACAGAAACGCTCATGCAATTCGATCGCAACCGATTGCTCAGCAGTCAAGCTCATGCGTTCCACCCCTTCGGCGCCCGCTCTTTGAAGTCCGCCTCACTCATGATCCCGTCATGCGTCTGCCTGACCAGGACCACACCCTCCCGCCACTCGCCAAAGGTGTACGGCCGCCCCAGGGCCAATTCGATCAGCCCGCCAACCTCATCACAGCCGGCCGCGATCGTCAGGTTGACCGTGCCGCTGAACCTCGGATTGATCTCGAACACATAGGGTACGCCATCCCGCATCCGAAGTTGCACGTTGAAGGGGCCGCACGGGTTCAGCTTCTCGGCGATGTCGCGGCACACCTGGTCAATGGCTTTGTTGCGCCGGGTGACGGCCAGCCGCGTAGAGCCTCTCTTGTCGATGATCTCCTTTGGCACCACGGCGTGAACAGTGTTGCGCTGGTCGCAGACGACGGAGACGGTGTACTCCGGGCCGTCGATGTACTCCTGGATAATGAGCGCATCAAGGTAGCCCGCGGTTTCGGCGTGAGCCAATCCCTCTTGGCGGGACCGGATAATCGCTACTCCGCGACTGCCTCGCCCTGTACGCGGCTTAATTACCCATGGATATAGCAAATCAAATGGGGCTGTATCGTCGATGGTTTTCGTTCTGTTATACGTGCGAGGGACCGTGACGCCGATGCCGCCCAGGACGCGCATTAGTTCTCGCTTGTCTAGGCAGGCGCGGATAAAGGTCTCCGTTGGAGTAAGCACTTTGGACGGATTAGCGGCTTTGAACAACGCCGACTCTTCGTCCACCAGCGGAATGGCTATATCAACTGACTGGCGAATGCAGAGGTCCATCATAGCAAGCATGTAGCCATTGTCCGTCGCTTTTGGCACAACAAAACCCCCATCGCCCAGGTATAGCCCAGGTGCATGGGGGTCCGTGTCGCAAGTTAGTACTCGATGGCCTCGGGACTGCAAATGGCGGATCAGATCAGGTATGGCGGCGCCGCCCGCACCTGTAAGTAATATGGTTGCCGTTTAGATTACCTCCACATTCTTGTCTGCGCATCATTCAATTTGCGCAACGTATCTTGAATGCTCTGCCACTCCTTTGAAAGGTGGCGAAGCCGGTCTGTTTCTGCCACAACCTCAGCCGTCCTCCGCTTCTGGTCTTTATCCATCCTGTGAATCAAATACAAACTCAACGGTAGGGATAAAGCCATCGATACCAAAGCGACAAGAGGAACCACCCACCAATTCATCGCAGCACCCTCCATTCCACAACCTCATCCTCTGGAATGTCCGCCTTGGCCACTCGCCCAACCACCAAAGTGATGTCCTTCGCCGGTATCCCATGTCCCGGTCGCTTGCTTGTCAACATCTCCGCTGTGATCACAGTCCCGGAAGGGATATAGCAGGCGGACACCACCGAACGCCGCGCCTTGAGGTACATATCTTGCTCCTCAGGTGCCGGGCCGGTCTTATCTCCGTCACCCATGGCGGCCTCTACGTCTCGGATCTGGCTTACCATGGCTTTGAGTTCGCCGGGCTCCAAGGCGAAAGCGTGGTCTGGGCCCGGCGATGTGCGGTCAAGCGTGAAGTGCTTCTCGATGATGCAGGCACCCATAGCAACGGCTGCGAGGGGGATGTGCCAGCCTAGTGTGTGGTCGGAGTAGCCAAGCAGGCCGTCGTAAGTGCATGACCATTCGGGGATGAATCTCAGGTTGGCGATATGGCAAGGCGCCGGATAGAGCGACGCGCACTGAAGAAAGGCCACTGCGTCGTTGTCCATGTCCCAACAAGCGCCATATACATCCCCGATTTCTCGCGCGGTACACATCCCGGTAGAGATGATCATCGGCCTGCCCTTGCTGGCCACGTACCGCACAAACGGCAGGTCTACGGCCTCATAGGAGCTGATCTTGAATGCCGGCACCCCAATGGCGTCAAGCTCGTCCACCCCGGCCCGATCGGTCGGCGTGCTCAGCCAGTGGATGCCTTTGGCTGTGGCGTAATCGAACAAGGGCTTCTGCCATTCCCTCGGCAATTCGGCTTTGCGGATAATGTCCCAGGTGTCTTCGTCACGACCCGCCAGGTAAGTAAAGCGCGGCGTACGCTTGGAATAGAGAGTATCGGCACTGTAGGTTTGGAACTTTACCGCATCGCAGCCGGCTTCGACAGCGGCATCAATCAAGCGCTTAGCCGTCTCGAAGTCGCGGTTGTGGTTGCTTCCGGCCTCGGCTATTACGTAACAAGGATGGCCCGGGCCCACGGTTCGGTGGCCGATTTGGATGGTACTCATCTCAGACTCTCCTCCCATCCATCCTACGCACACCCGGGAACTGACGAGATATTGCCTCCCAAAATGACCGGGCGGCCTCATCTGGTACGTACCCAGGACCGAATGCTACCTGCCCGGTTCCCAAGTGGATCTTGACCATACCATTTCCGATGTTGATGTGGCCATACAGAGCAGGAGCCGCCGTTATACCCATGCCTCCCAAGGCGGAAAGCGGCATTATGACTTCGCGGTCGTCGCCCATATGGCTCTCGCCTCTTTCTTAATCTCAACGTTGCCGTGAAGCACTTCTTCGCAAGCTCCTTCTTCACAGGAACACCGATGGACCGATGTTGCCCGGTCATCCTCGGCGCAGAAGTGGACCACAAATCCATTCGGACCGGCCAGCGCCTCCGTCGTCAGCAGAACCTTGTTGCCATTGAGGAATACCTCTACCGTGGTTGTCTCCGCTTCCTTGCGATCGGTCTTAAAACGCAGGGCTGTGTGATCCGGCCCTTGCCGCGGGCCACTCGGAAACGGCTCGGGATGACAGCGCCGGCACCGACATACATGCTCGGCCATGGTTCTACCGCGCCCCTTCCCTTGGCTCCTCCAACCACTTCTCCAGCACCTCGGCTACCTCGTAGTACACCTGCGCCGTGCGCCGAATGTCTTCGTCACTGTGGCTGTAGCCAACGTAGGTGATCAAGCCTGGCAGCACGCCGCGGGCCGCACATTCGGCCATGAAACGCATCTTCAGCTCCTGCGCTCGGGGTCCGGTGAATGTCTGGCGCCAGCAAACCGGGATGCCCTCGGCGTAAGCAGGCACGTCGTGGCGGTTCATCGCGCCCTCGAAGCCAGCCATGAGCGTTGATCCCGCCCGGTAGATGTGGTCTGCGACCGGCTCCGAACGGAGGATGTTTAGCGTAGCCTTAGCCGCAGCCAGGCCGATCAGCTCGCCGTTGTAGGTCCCTGAAATGAAACACTTTTCAAAGGCGTCCATAACATCCCGGCGGCCAGCTACAGCCCCGGTCGCATAGCCATTGCCCATCGCTTTCCCCAAGCAAATCAAGTCGGGCGTAACACCGCACCACGCGGAATACGTGAGCCCGTTGAAGCGGCCGAAGGTCACGACCTCATCCGCCACATACAACGCACCGTACCGGACACACAGTTTTTTGACCTTACGCAGAAACTCGAAGGAAGCCATGAACGTCCGGGCTGGCTCAATGAGTACCGCAGCGACTTGGGTCCCTCGTTCGGCATGCCATTCCAGACGCTCCTGAAGCGAGATGGCATCGCCGTAAGTGAATTGGTCGATGTTGTCTGCCAGGTTCTTCGGCACACCGTACTCGCCCCGGCCTAACTGAGTCACCTGGAAGTAGTCATCCTGCCCGTGATACGAGTTGCTGGCTACCAAGACAACATCGCGCCCGGTATATGTCCGGGCCGCCCTGACCGCTGCCGACGTCGCCGCCGATCCGGTCTTGACGAAACGAACTGCATCCGCTCCGGGCAGGATCTCGGTCAGCATCTCAGCCACCTCGACGACCAAGGGGTGCTCTAAAGAAAAAAGCACGCCCTTGCGTGCCTGCTCGACCACCGCTTCGGTAACTGCCGGGTAGTTGTACCCCAGGACGATTGGCCCGAGGGCCGCCATGTAGTCGATGTACTCGTGACCGTCAACGTCCCAGACGTGTGAGCCTTGCCCTCGCTCGATGAACGACGGGTAATCGATCGGGTTTCTCGCCGTGGCCTTGCTGAGTGTCTGGGCCCCTTGGCAGGGCATCACTTTCTCTGCCCTCGCTAGCCATTCTCGCGACTTGTCATACTGCCCCACGAATGATGTTCCTCCTCCATCAACAAGCCGGTAGAAGGTGATTTTGTCTATTGGATGCAGGCGATATTAAGAGCTTTTCGTAGCTGCAGCGAGATACACGATTGCATAAATCGCCTGCATGAACGGCCCTGTTCGCCCCTTTGTTTACCAGTCCCCAGAAACACGCAATCGCCGCCCATGGCCCAAAACCAGCCGAAACGGCGATCGGACTACCTCAAAAACGCAACGTCCGATAATCACCATTCCGTCTCTTAGACCTTCCACGGGCTGGAGCGATGCCCGGCCTGCAGATTCAGCGTCATACCGTCATGGGATGGCGCCTTTCCTGTCCGCTCAAAAGCCATCTCGTCATAGAGCTCCGCATGGGCGAAGTGATCGGCTTTGGTACCCTCCACATAGCGATACACCGGCTGCCCGGTCCGCTTGTCCGTGGAGAGGATACGCTTCGGGGCCTTCATCTGTGTGAAATAGCCCTCGATGGTTTGCGCATGCGCCGGCAGGATGAGATGTTGCCCCTGCACCCGAGCCATCATCTTGTCCATGGCTACCGTCCGGTTAAGATGCACGATGCGTTTATCACCGTCCCATCTGGCCGTCTCCGCTTTGTCCTCGATGTCATACTGTGCCGCCCAGGCCCGGCCCGGAAACCGCTCGCAGAACTCAACGACTTTGCGCGTCTCCGGGTTCTTGTCAATCACTGCACAGCGGACGTCGTAGCGAGTCATCAATGACACCAAGTCTTCGAAGTCGAGCACCGTGCCGATATAGACGGCGCGTTTTTCGTCCTTGTAGCGCATAGAGATTCGAACATGCAAGGCTTTGCCGACGTCTACGCCCATGGAACAGCGTTTTCCAACGGATGGCATTTCGCGGTACTCTGGGTCTCGGCAAGCCAACAGCAAATCGTCGTCCAGGGCGCCACCCTTGGCAACGTGGGGCAGGCCTATGCCTTGGTTCCAAAACTCCTGTTCCGCTGCTGGGTCGTCATCGGCGGCCTTCGCCTCGGTTGCCATTTCCTGCGCCGTCTTGGTTGGGCTTAGGAGCTGGCTGACGCGACGCCCCCGGATTTCGCCCGAAGGGTTCTGCGGCACCCACAGACCGTTCCAGGCCATGAACGTCGTCGTCGGCTTGTGGCACTTGGCGCACCAATAATTGGCCGGGACGACCTCCAAGTTGATGTTGTCGGGCCAGGTTGGGATTTGCTGCAGACCGCAAGCTGGGCATACGACCATGAATTCATGCTGATCGCTTTCTAACCACCGGGCATGGATGCCAAACTCGGGCACCGTTGGCGTCGAGATGTCGAGCTCCCATTTCCACGGACTGGCATCCAGGCGTCGGCGCGCCAACGGCAGGTGTTTTTGCACCATTTCGTCGAACTCATCAACGATCAGGAAGTCGATCGGCATGCTCTTCAGCTTCGACTTACTGCGAGAGCCCCGGATGAAGAAGTTGCGCTCCCCGGCGCGCTTATGCTGGGTATTTGAGACATCCGTGAAAAGCGACTCCAGGTAGTCCGACCCTTCGATGGCCGGCCCGAACCTGGAGTTGGAGAAGTCGTATGACTCGTCGTCGGTGGGTAAAAGATAGAGAATATCCATGTTGTGGATGTCCAAGCCCCAAAGCGACTTGTTAATGGCGTATTCCGATAGGCCCATCTGCGCAGCCTTTGAGAGCACCATCACAGGAGATTCATCGGCGTAAATATCCCGAAGAAATGGGTATCGATCCAGATTGAAGGGGCGCCCATCAATGACACGTCGCCGCTTCGTCCATTCTTCCAAACCGATACGCACTACCGCATGCAGATCCTCCGCTGATTGTATCGGGCCCGCCTTCTTGATGAAGTAGGCGATCAGCTCCGCTGTCGTCTGCGGTTGTTGAGGTGATTTCTTATTGAACACGTCACATCAACGCCCTTACCGCGGGATCAGCTTTCAACCGATTGATTATCTTTTCGAGTATGGCCGGCGGGCACTCCGCTGCGAGTGCCGCCAAAATAGCCTTGACAGCGTTTTCAAACTGCTCGTGCTGCGCAAGGCGGTCTTTAATATCGACGAACAAAACCATCCACCCGCGCATTTCTTTGGATAGCCCCACCATACTGGAGTAGTACTTACCAAAGTCCGGGGCCACCAATTTGCCGGTGAGTTGATCCCTCTCCATAACGGTTTCTAACCGTATTACCTCGGCGTCAATGCGTTGCACGTACCGATTCAGCGTCTGGGCCACATCCACTTGGATGGCGACGATTTCCTTGACGGCCTCGACCTTGAGTTCTTCCGCCCGATCCTGCTGTTTGCAGCGCTTCGTCCGCCTATCGATCGGACCGGACTTCATGTACCTGGTAATCGCCATGGTGATCGCGTTATCGTTCGGCATGGGCTCCTTGGTGCGGGTTGCCCAGGCTTCCACATCGCCCCGCACGTCCTTGACGATGGAACGACCTTTACGCCCCATGGCCCACATCTCTGATACCCGGGGACCGATGCCCCACTCATCCACCTTATGGGGCTTGGCCACTATAACACTCCTTTTATGCGTAACGCTTGTAACGATTCAAAACGTTACTTTTTGTAACGAGTAACGTTACACGCTCTTGGCGAATCGCTTCCCTACCTTGGAATGCACCGTTTCTTTGCATCGCGTTACATCGTCCAATCAGCAGCGAGGTGATGCCTTTGGCCCGACACCGTCAGGCTTCAAAAGTCGTTCCGCTTGGTGCTCCGCAGTTGGTGTCTCGTGCTACCGATGACCTCCCCGAATGCGGTCCCATCAAAGTGGAGGTCTACCGAAGGCCCGGGTCCCTGTCTCTGGATATCTCCATTGGACCAGCAAGCGATCATCCGGGCGCTATCGTCACAGACCTGACATCGCGTAGAAAGCCCCCGCCGCCATGAGGTTGTCGGGGGCTAGTTCTTTGCCTTTTGCAATCGTTCCTCGATGTCCCGGCACGTCTCCGGGTCAACCTCCACCACCGGCCCCCATCTGGGCGCTCTAGCCTCTGGTGAGCCGAAACAGGTCCGGAACCGCTCCGCCCAGGCCTCGGCTTCTGGTATGGTCGGGAATTGTACCCCTAGGATCTGCGCCGCCCAGTGGCCGATCTCGTGGGCGCTTGTTTGCTGTGCCTGATCCTCACGAAAGAAGGGCCCGGTGATGACTGCCAGGTCTATACCGCCTATGCGAGTGTAGTAGCCCTTGGCGTCCGGGGGTGGTGTGAGGAGATAGAGCGTGCCGAGGTCCACACCGAGGTTTTTCTCCACTGCGGCTCGCTCCGTGTCGAAGATGTCGAACCGGCTGGCCTCTATCTGCGGTCTCGTCAGGCCGGCATCTTTCAGCACTGCCTCGGGCACCGTCATACCGCTTCCACCCGCTGCTCCTACCATGAGGAGGATACCGAGGGCCATTCCAGCAATGAAGGTTAGCGCTATTCCGCCAGCCAGTTTTCCGCTCATACTTTTACCTCAGTGGCCTCTGGCCAAAAGTCAGGTGGATAGACAGGTTCCAGGTCATTCCCGTCGCGAGAGTTGTTGATATTACCGATGATGCGTTCCTGGGTGAATGAGTCTGGCGGGTAGATGACGCCCTTTTCTTGAAGCCACGCGGGTATCTTTTGATTGCTCCACCATACGGCACCATCGAGAAGAGTCCACGGCTCTTTAGCTCTGTCGTGAACCATCAGGTCCAACTCGGTCCCATCCGGAAAACGGTAGCGGTTTGGCATGATCCCCATCAATTGCAGACCGTTCCAGACCTCCAAGCTCCACCCACTACTAGGACTGGAGTCGTACTTCTCCCAGACCCATGCCAAATCTAATGTGGACCCCGCCTGCCATTTCGCCTCAGATACGCGAGTGCAAATAATCACTGGGTGATATGGTGCTTCATGGTGCTTTGGGCGCGGTCCCCCGCTTGATCAGGTAAAGGTTCATGCCTTCACGTCCAATCGCGGGTTGAGGGGCTTCGTGTATGTTGATACCTCGGCTGGAATCAGTAGCGGAGGGAAGCCTTCTTCGGACCGGATGGCGTTCACAACATCTAGCCATTCCTGATGCGTGATGACTCCAAGGTCCGCCTCCCAATGCGCTTGGTCCAGGCGTTGACGGTAACCGAAAAAGCGCCTTTGCGCCTCTGGTGAACTTGCAGGGCTCGGCGTCGTCGGCGGTCTGTGCAAATCCCATTTGATAAATCCATCTTCCACACCGTGCCCGCAACAAGCGCCAATAGCGCCTGGAATGTGGCCCAAGCACGGGTCATGTCCCTCTGGCGTGGGCATCTTGCGGCACTGCATACAGGGTCGCTCCTGGCTGATGGGGGTCTGGTCGTCAGCGTAGAACCACGCTTTACGGTCTTCGTCCCAGTAGATCAAGTGGCCGCGAGTGTGTGAGGTGACTGTTTTCGGTCTTGACGCTTGGGGCGGCGTCGACGATCTGGGGGTGGAGGGCTCTGTATTTACTCCACCCTTGCAGACGGTCCCCTCTCGTAGGGGAATGCCATGCGCCGGAGTTGTCGGGCTCAAGCTGTCCTGCATCCCTTTGATCTTCTTACGCCAATGGGTATCTGTGATCTTGTAGGCGATGTACGCGCCTAAAGCGAAAGCCGCCCAGATAAGGGCGGCGATTGCGGTTGTGGTCATGCCGCCATCCTCCAGACGATCCAAGCCGCAGCCAGAGCGATTTGCACCAGGTGCAGGGTGTTGTCGAACACGATGAGCAGCCATGTGCATTCGGGATCGTGCCCGGTAACTCGCATCAGCCACTTCACCGGCCAGCGGCGGTCTTGGATCCAGTGGATGGCGCCGAGGATAAAGCACACCACTACAAGCAAAGGAAGAACGGCAAGCCCCCAAGCGGTGCGGGCTACAAGAGCCATGCACGTAAAAACTGCCAGAGCCCACGATTCAGCGTGTAGCGTAATAGCGGTGAAAGCCATGTCGGTGCCGTTGAAAAGTGGTTTGGCCTTGTTCTGCGCCATCCAATTGGTCTGCACCACGTAGTCACCCAGCAAGTGCCCCAGGAACCCGGCAATGAAAAGTGCCGCCCATATTTGGACGGCTTCTGCTCCGTTTGTCATTTACTTTCCCCCTATGCCCGAGCGCCGAAGAGTGATGCTATCCGACGCTTCAGCCAGCCGGGGGCATCGGCGAACCCCTCTTCGATCTGACCGAAGTACGACCGGGAGATGCCGAGGAAAACCGCCGCTTGGGCCTGCGTCCAACCCATGCCCTTGCGCTGATCCCGAAGCGCAACCATGATAGTGGGTGCTAGCTCGTCGGCCCCCTCGGTATCCATGACAAGTTGGAGAGGTCGGCGAGCGAGTTGCTTTGCCGTGCGCTCCAAGGTACCCAATCGGCCCGTGGTCTTAGCGACTTGCTTGGCCATGGCGGCGTTTCGTTCGTCTTGGGCTCGTAGTGCTCCATGGATCGCCGCCGCAACGGTCTCTTCGACCAACTCCCGGAGCAGCGGCGTCGCGGCACGGATGACGCTAGCCTCCATCTGGCCAGGCGACCGTTGCCGCCGAAACTCTTTCAGCATGGCCCGAACCTTCTTGCGAAACTCTGCGCCTTTGTCCGTCTGGGCCAGCATAGCGAATGAATACGCGCCCTCTTCACTCAGGACCTTGGTGTCTTGGATTCCTGAAGGGGTGGTCAATTTGACCACCCCTGTCTCGCCATCGAACTCCTCCGGATTGCGGCTCAGCAGGCGCGCTCCGCTTTGTTTCGGTTCGCTGTAGCCCAGAGCTTTGGCCACATCGATCACCGGGAAGTAGAACTCGCCGTCCTTTTCAACGAGCCTCACCTGAGCGCCATGAAAATCAAACTCAGACACCGGAACGACACGGTTCTCCATGATCCATCTTCCCCTTCGCATCTGATTTGCTCCTCTTTCCCCTGGATCCAAAAGCACACCAGCGCGTTCCACCGGGGGAAGTCGGTAGAACTAGGCCTGGCCGGGCCCGCTGGTGGCAAACTTTACACCTCGACGCTATGGGGCATATGCACCATCCGCCACGCCGACGCCGCCATTGCCGCCTCAGCCTCCGACGAAAAATATCCAAGATGGTATGCCTTCCCGTTCAGCCTTTCTGCAGCCCGCCATTTCTGACGCTGTTTGCTCCACCACACGCCGCGGTGTTTTGACGTTGAACCTTCGTATGATCCTCGGTTCTGATGGTTTTCCGCGCAGGTGACCACCCGCAAATTTTCTCTCCGATTATCCAGCCGATTACGGTTTATATGGTCAACTTGCATGTCAGAATCCGGCCCCAAGCCCATTATCACCCGATGCATCAGGACGACCGTTGTCCGACCTCGTGACCTCCTGGAATGACAGGCGTAACCGCCAGAGTGTAAATGCCACGTTTGATGCTCTACAGTAGCCGAAGTTTCGCGATCAACCATTGCATTGGCTGTTATCACACCGTCAATCCCATACAATGGTATTTGAACAAAATCACTGCACGCCATCTTTCTGCCTCCAATCTAAAACGCCTCTCCTGTTGGTGGAGGGGCGCTGCGCTGTCGTGTTTGGGTTCTACTGGCGAGGGCGCACCAGCCTATTTGCTCACGCTTTTGGCGTGTTGAAACCAATTGCTCTGCGCCAGCCCTTCACTAATGGCCCGGCTAGACCACCCGCAACTGCACACGACTTTGAACCTCTCGCCATCGGGGCCGCGGGAGGCCACCTCGTGAGGCGGTTCTTTATCGGAGCGCTCCTTCTCTTGAGACTCTTTCTCTGACCGCAGACGCGCCGCGCGCTGTTCCTTAAGTAATTCTGATGTGATATCGGGCACTCGCTGATGCGCGATCTCGGCGATTAACCGCTGCACATCGTCCAAGGCGTACTTCAATAGGCGGCCGGATGGGGCGAGTCTGGGTTCCGTGTGGATCTTACCCTCGATCTGCTCCAGAATCGTGCCGACCCGGGCGCGGGTCTGGTCCCAGACTGTAGCCTTGATCTCCTCTACCAGAGCCGCAACCTCGGAAGCTGAATACCGCCTGATGTCCGCAGTGTTGGCCTTCGGAACGAAATCTTCGATCCCTTCCATCATTCATCGTCTCCTTCGCTTTGCTTGTCGGTTCTTCGCTATGCTTCGCTTGGCTTTGCCCTCGCCAAAATCTAAAGAGCGCCCTTCTCCGCAGAGAGGACGCCCGATTGTGCAAAATAATCATCAACAGTGTACGTATACGGGCTAAATACCGCTTGACAGTGTACGTACACATGCGGTATACTGAGTTCAGAAGGTAGCGAAAGGGGTTGCGGACATGAGCGGATACGTGGACGCCTTGACAGGCAAATGGGACGGCAAGTTTCACCCGGTAGTGATAGCCAGCCAGGTGCAACAAGCGCAGGAATTGATGGCGTCTTTTGACACCGATGCCACCGTGGACGCCAACGGCGTGGTCCGGTGGAACAGCAACAAGCAGGTCCCGCCGCAGGATGTCTTGGAGCTCTGGGCTTACGCTCACAAGTCCTTTAACCTAGAAGCCAGCACCGAGGCCCGCAAGGTCGATACCGACACCTTCCTGACCACCTACCGCAAGAACTACAAGACACCATCAGCCGAACACCGGGCAGCAGCTCGGGCGGCCCACGGCCCCGGAGTGACTTTGGTCGACGTGATCAGCGGGCACCGATTCCGGACCTAAGATTCGAAGGAGGACCGCTGGTGTACGCTGTGAACATCACGGACATGGAGGCTTGCGGAACGTCTGCCAGCCTCCTGATGCGATCCTTGACCATCTCTTTGCAGGCGGTTTCCATAGATTCGGATGAGGTGGATAGCGACGCTTTGGTCTGCAATCATCCGAACCAGACGCAGGTAAAAGCGGCCTTGCAAATCCTCATCAGGATCGCACGCAACCGCAAGCGCCGTCTGCGCATCTACCAGCAGGGCAAAAGAGGCGGCTGGAAACGGGCCACCATCAACCCAGAGGAAGTGACCTCTGAGGACATGGCCCTTGTGGATCCCTCTGGTCAGATGCGGTTCTTTTGAAACCGAGCCAGCGGGTCCTGTCACAAACGAAAGGCGGAACTCAACGTGTCACCACAAAAGCCGGGAGCAAACCGGCGCACCACCTGGACAAGCCGCAAGGACGCGGAAGGAAACCTCCTTGGTAACCGTACCGTGTACCTCACTGGGGTCATGGCTGCCGAATTGGACCAAGGAGCCCGCGAGGCGGGGTTCGTGTTCGTCAAGACAGTCAAGGGTCAACCTGTTGAAGTGGTCGACTTGCAAGGCTACATCATGAGCTTGCACCACGCGGCCAAAGGCATCACTCCCAAGTGAGATAGGTTCGAAAAGTTTTTGAAAAAAGTTTCGTCTAACCCCTTTACAGTGTACGTACACATGGTATACTTGTCTCAGAAGGACAGGAACGGAAGGGGCTGGCGAAGATGCCGCAACAGAAGCTGTACATCTGCCGGATCGATAAGCACGGCAAGGAGAACTGGTACCTAGATAGCCGTCTCGCACGCCGCTTGATCCGGGTCTCTGCCGACGAAGCGAAACTCGCCATCGCCACCGGAACCGGCCGCAGGTCAGACTAACGGAGCGCAGACAACGGCTACAGTCCCCATGTGTATGGGGGTGGATACCGAATTTGATTCGAGGAGGTTTTACCGTGGAATACACGACGCCCGACCAGGCGTGGGATGGACTAGTTGGTTCGCAGACGCCCGCCCAGTTCATGCAGTCCAGTCGCGAAATGGGTTTGACGACCGTTGAGGATGCCTGCGCCGCCTACGCCCAGACGATTCCGGCCATGTTCGACGGCTGGAGCGCCGAGAACCCCGAGGTTGACCTGAACGAGATCGCTGGTCTGTTGGCTCGGTACATCCGGACGAGTGAGCCGAACGCCTAACCACCCAGGCCAGCCGGGGCCTAATACCGGCGTAGTAGAGAAAGGGGCGCTCGCCATGGGATACATCAGCAGCTTTACCCCCGCTCGCGTCCGCAAGGGTACCGACTGGGGCAAGCGTCCGTGCTTTGTTTGCGGCCACAACACCACCAAGACGCCCGCCGCATGGACACCGCCCTTGATCTGCCACCGGCCAGCCTTTGCGGCCACCGGGCACGTCGAGGCAACGCATCACCGTCTATGCTCCAAGTGCCGGACCTGGATTACGCCGGACGGACGGTTTAAGATGCCCGGCGCTCCCGCCGAGTCGCTTGCCGCTCGGTGCGAATTTGAAGTTGCTCCTCCCGGAACCAATATCGTCTACTACAGAGACTAGCCCGGCTAACTACCGGGCTCTACACTGGAAAGGGGGCGCTCGTCATGGCGCCAATCACAACACAAAAGGTCAACGCCATCCTGAGCAAGCACTTTCAGAAGGCCACCGCTGACAAACCGGGATTCACGGTCGGTAAATTCATGGGCTCTGTTGACTGCATCATAGTCGGCCACGAACCCCAGGGCGCTCCGCACTTGGTTTCTGCGTATGCCGAGGTGCTAAAGGCCGCAAGGGTGCGAGTGGAGGCAGGGAGCTTCGCAATCATTTGCCACGGGATTGAGGACTGAGTCCAGGCTCCGTAGCGGGCAACCGCTCCCCCTCGTCTGTACCGCCAAGTTCTGGCTTGGCAGCAGAGACCAGGGGTTCCGATTAGGAGGTTTGAATCGTGGATGTTACCCTGTCCCCGGCTTCGGTCCAGGCTATCCAAACTAATGGCTATGGCGATTTTCCTGAGTTACTGACCGGCCACATCGCTGCCGCCTTGGCGGCCTACTACCAACGGGGGATTATTTGGAACCTGCGAGATGGTGAGGTGGTCGACCCAAAACGCCTCGATGCGCTGAACGGCCTGCGGCTAGAGTTGACGGCGGGCGAGTACCTCCCGTACCGGATCCTGAACGGCCGGCTGTGCTGGGGCTCTCGGATGCAGGATGGGCATGTCGAGTGGTGGAGTGTAGGTGATTGCGTGCCGATCATGTCGGACGTGCCGGGCTGCATAAGCACTTCCCCCTCAGTGGCATCCTAGAGCTTGCAGGCGTTGTGTCGGCTCGGTTGTGCCTGTATCCCCTACCTTTCGGGTGGGGGATTTTGCTATGTTTTAGTGGCGAGGAATAGGGCCCCTGCTATCCATCCCAACATCGCGATCATTGCGGCGAGTGGGTCGAGTTTCCTGGCGATTCCGAGGGCCAAATGCACGGCCGCCAATGCGAGCGCCAACCTGCTCGCCCATAAGAGCACTGTGCGCTTCCATGCGATCAAGCCTTATCCCCTCCCTCTCCCTGGGCTCTGACCGTCTTGAATGCGTCCGGGGGAACTCCGCAGTCGATGGCCAGTTCCTGCAGCTCCTCTGGCGTCATCCCATCAATCATGGTGCGGAACTTGCGGCCTAATTCCGTCTGTGGGAACTTCTGCTTCACGCTCGCCACCTCCGATCGCAAACTCCGCCCCGGGCCGCGTCTGGTCCAGCAGCTCCGCCACGCTTCGCAAGGTTTTGGCCAGGTTGTAGGGGTGCCCAGCCTGCGGGATCTTGGGTAGCGCCACGTCGATACCCGCCGTCCTTGCAGCGTCTGCCAGGGCCTCCAGGAATGTCATGGCCGTATCAGGGATGGGCGCCAGTCCGTTGAGCGATTCTGCCCTACGCTCCCAGCTCTTGGCGATTTTCGCTTGCACGTGCAGGCCATAGTCCCCGGCCAGACACCGGGCAACGTAGGCCGCCGCTTCTCTGCCCTTGATGATCCGCTCTGCCTCTTTCGCCCCATCCTCCGCGCCGAATCGTTTGACCTTGCGCACTGGGAGGTACCCGCCCGCCCGCAATCGGTCCTCAAATGCGCCGGCGCCCTCCGCCGCATGGTAGCAACCAACCAGCCATGCGACTCGTTCCTCCGAGCTTAGCCCCAGGCCATTGGGGTGCTCCGCTCGGGCCACGGTGCGCAGATGACCCAGGCCGATGCGCTGACACCATTGCGTATCGGAAATGCCTTCCTGATTGAAAGCCCATCGCAGGTCTTTTTCGTTGATCTTGCGCGCCCAACCGAGATCTACCTTCATGGCTTCCGGCGATGTCCCGGCAAGCTCCGCATACGACAAGATGATTTCTTCGTGTTGTGCTTGTGGCTTTTCGCGGAGTTCGTCCACGATGTAGTAGACTGCCATGGTTCGCGCAAACCTGCTGGCGCCCATAGCCTGCCCGAATTTGAGCCGATTGGGCGATTCGTCGGCCTGGCGTTGCTCCTCGCGGCTCATCTCTGATACTGCCGCTACCATGGTGGTCCTCCCTCTATCCGTCGAGCGTGAGCCAGTCAGCCTGCTCCAGGAACTCCTCAACGCCATAGTAGACGTTGATGCCCAGTTGTTCGGCAAATAGCACCTCCTGGTCTGCCCCCGGCGATTCGCCCGGCAGCCGAATCAGCGCGTCGCACCGGCTAATCCATGCAAGGTCAAGTTCCATCCAGTCTTCGTAGGGGTGAGGGGTTTGGAGGTGCCAGAAGTGACTAAGATGGGGAATGTACGGCGCATACCCAAGCTTCAGGAGTGGATCTGCCGCCGCTATGGCAATGCGGGTGTTCTCCGCAGGGTCTGGTTTGGTGTAAGGAGCCGAAATGTAGACGAACCGCAAGGCCTTGCCCTCCTCAGATGTACCGATCTGGACGCCAGCCGTCAGGAACCGCGTAGAAGCAACCAAGCGTTAGCCATGGCTCTTCCGATTCGTGATAGAAGCCCCAATCACGTTCGCTCCATACCGGCTTGTCCAGCCATGCGGCAAGGTCCAGGAGTGCGCCAACCCAGAATGGTTTCATGCTGTGCGCCTCCACGGCACCCACCCAAGGAATCGATAACGCCGAATCTTGCTCATGGCATAGCACCCGAAACAGAGTTGGGGCCCGCCGCGCGCCATGGCGATATAGATTTCATCGCCGCGTTGAGGATGCCCGCAACGGTGGCAAGGTAGGTTCAGACTCACGCACTGGTTGCTCATGCCGCATCTCCTCCTCTAGACCACTATCCGATGTCTAATCCCGCAGTCCGGCATATGGTTGGTTGGTCCACCCGTGGAATTTGCAGACGGGGCAATCGCTGTGATGTGGGCCTGACCACACGAGGGGAGCGCACCCGTTTGGACACATTCCTTCCGACCAGTTTCGGTCGTGCCTGCGAAAGGCCACGGCCATTTCAGCATCCTTCTTCGGATCACCGCTTGACTGAAAGGCAATCTCCCTCATCGTTCATACCCCTATCTGGTGTTCCGCAAATCGTAAGCTGTTTGCAGGTTCACCCATACTTGCGCGCTTGTGCCAAACGCCGCTGCCAGGCCGGACGCGGTGTCTGGAGTGATGCCGCACTTGCCGTCTAGAAGATCGCCAACCGTCTGAGCGGTACAGCCGAGAATCTCTGCAAGGCCCGCTTGTGTCCAGCCCCGCGCCTCAATCTCTGCTTTTATGTAGTCCCCTGGAGGGAATACTTCTGCCGCCGTGATACTGCACACGCCATTTCCTCCACATCAAGATATCCGGTGATCCGATGATTTTCTGGGTAGTTCACGGTAGGCAGAACCCGTGCAAGCCCCGATTAGCCTTTATCCGTGGCTTGACTTACCGGCGGACGGGCGGGTCCGGTTGGCTAAGACCGTTGACCCCATTCCCCGCGGCGCTTAGGCCCTTAAATTCTCCCTTAACCTGCCTACCGTCAATTACCCAGGTCTCCTTGTTCCACAATGGCGTCGCAAGTACAAAGCCCCTGCACTGGCATATTGGCATCCCTGATAACATACGCCCCCGCCTCTTCAGCGAGGGCGTCGTATAGTCTCAGGGATTCTGTCCCATTTACTCGTGCCAACCACCCCCTAGTTTGGCCGATGCTTCGTTGCCCGCGCTTCCCGTTGCTGGGGTTCTCGGGACGTGACCAGAAGGACGGCTTCCTCTGGGCTCGTGTGTTTGTGCCTGCCTTGTGGATGGCCTGTGAACCATTGTGGTCGGGCTGATGACATGCCTGCCCAAGTAGGCCCGCAGGTTCTGAATGGGCCAAAACACTATGGTTTGGTCGGGCTGATTTCGCCATGGCCGGGGGCCGTAACGCCGCCCCTGTTCATGGGCTATAGGTCGCCAGCCGTTGGCAGGGGCAGCAGGATTCGAACCTACGCATCCGGGAGTCAAAGTCCCGCGCCTTACCAACTTGGCTATACCCCTGTGAAACTTTGGCTGGACAGTTACGGAGCCCGCCGAACTGAATCGGTATGGTCCGCAGACCGAGCTTGCCGCCGACCGTCCAAAGGTTGTTGCCATTACTTACGTTCAACCGTCAGAACATCGCTGGTCCGATAGCCGCGCGCCTTGCGCTTGCCTTTTGGCTTGATGGCTACACGATAACTTGGTAACCAAACCGCTCCAGGTGTGGGGGTGTCATACGCTGACCATGTGCCCAAACCGCCAACCTCGTAATATCCGTCGTGTACCGATGGAGCGGCAATGGTGCCCTCTCTGGTCCACGGTGTTTGGTCAAAGCATAACCCTGTCAGGACCACACGCTCCCCAGGCTTTAGGGCAAGTATCTCTTCGGGTGTGAGCACCATCCGTTCCCCTCCGCTCTACCGATACAGCCGCCGCCAATAGTTGTGCTCCCTGTCGTGCTCCTCTTTCCGCACTTGTGCCGCTTCAGGGGTGTTGTAATCCTTCAGGCGCTCCCGGACGTAATCGCGTATCCACTGAGGAGTATTCGCTGCCGCCTTTTCCACCGCGGCCCATATCTTGCGCGCCTCGGGTGTGTCTGCTCTTGCTACTGGGCGACAGGGCATAGTGGTGTCCCTCCTCCGCTCTACCTGGTAGGTATTGACCTACCGAGCCGCCTCTATGTTCAGCGACCAACCGCGGTAAACGCGGTATTCACTGAGCGAACTCATGTGATAGCGCAAAGAGTCGCCATCAACCGTCTTAAAGGTGATTATGTACGACGGCACCATTTCGGCGATTCCGCGCCCGGTCAGGCATTGAACAGCCTCTTTGGTCTCGTCGGTTGGGTCTACCCGGCAGGACCAGAACCCGTTCAAGTCTGTCCATCCGTGTTCGCGAATGCTGGTGACCCTTGCACGATACGGCGTGTAGCTCTTCACAAAGGTCTTGCCAACCGTTGTAAAGTGGCGTTGAAACACGGTCACGTTATCACCGCGACGAAGATGCGTCAGATCCTCATAGGCGAGTGGTTGGTCTGACTCGACCGCGGCGTCGGTGTTCCATCGTTCTTCCGCCTTCGCCATGGCAGATAGCAGCGATTTGAGCGCAACCGTTTTCATGGTCTACCTCCTTGGCGGTCTATGCCGCCTACCTAGCTCGGCCCGTCATTGTGCCCGTAAGTTCGTCATATCGCCTGATACCCATGGCTTCCATGGCCTTCAGCGTGCGCCGTTTGTACCACCCTGCGCCGTTATAGTAGCGACTTCCTGATGCTCCAGCAGCCACCACACATTTCTACGCTCATAGAACCGACTGTGCAGTCTCATACGTCATGCCGCCTCTTCCTGAAGCCGCCGTAGTTCGTTCTTCTCCCACGTCCGGCCCTTCCGCTTCTGGCGATTGAGCCTGCACATCCGGCAAGAGCACGCGCCGTTCCACTTGGCAAGCCGCCCAAGTGTGCGACCGTCCCATTGACACTCCCCGGACTAAAGTCCGAAAATTCTCAGGGAACCAGGCTATTGCCCAGATTGACCCCTGAACGGTGATGACCCACCGTGACCCCTTAAGAGAGCCGTTTAACCAGCACGTTTCAGGATGTTGATGGCTGCGTTATGGTCCCGGTCCAAACTGCATCCGCATTCGCATTTGTGCCAGCGAACACCTAGCTTTTTGGGGACCAACTGACCGCAACCACTGCATTCCTGAGATGTGTTGTAGGGATTGACCTTGATGACCTTCCGTCCGGCTGTCGCCGCTTTCACTGACAAGAAGGTGAGAAATTGAGTCCAACCAGCATCTGCTGCGGTTCTTGCAGTACGCTTGTTTGCCAGCATGAACTTCGGGTTGATGTCTTCGTGATGGATCTCAGCGTTCTCTTTGACTAGTTTCGTACTGACCTTGTGGTGCATGTCGGCCCGTTGATTGGCGATCTTCTCATAAAGCCGTTGGATGCGCCTTACGGCCTTCTTCCGGCGATTGCTCAACTTGTTCCGCTTCCGGGCCAGTGACCGATTCAGCCGCCGCAAATGCTTGAGTTTGCGCTTCAGGAACTTGGTATCACCAAGGGCCTCGCCTTCGCTAGTCGTCACCAGTTTGAGCGTCCCCATGTCGATTCCAATTGCCTTGTTGGTAGGCGGATACGCCAGTGCGGGCACGTTGTCGCATGAGAAGCACACGAACCATTTTCCCGACCTAGACCTCTTGACAGTCACGGTTTTGATGTCGCCCGCGATCTCGCGTGACCACTTGACATTGACAGGACCGCAACCCCGAAGGCGAAGCCTTTCTTCCTCCAACTTCCACGAATTTTGCTTGAAGGTAATGGAGTTGTAGCGGTCCCGGCCTTGGAACTTCGGATAACCACCGCCTTGAAAGAACTTTTGAAACGACTTGTCCAAGCGTTCGAGGACATCTTGCAGGGCTTGTGCGTCAACCTCTGCGCATTCTGGCAGGCACTTCTTCAAGTCGGGCAGTTCCTTCATCTGGTCGTACTTGCTGATTCTACGGCGCTGTTCCCGAGCAATCTGCCGCTGTTCCAGTCCGGCGTTGTAGAGCCTGCGACACAACCACAGCCACCGATCAAGCGTCTGTTCTTGCGTCTTTGTCGGGTATATCCGAAACTTGAACGTCTTTCGCATCTTGTTCACCTCCTATCTATGTGATTCCACACCGAATACGCATTCTCCTGCTACCCGTTCGGTGTGATTTCACTTATAATAGTTGCGAGGTGATAATGATGCTCATAAATGCAGAGCAAGCCGCAAAGCTACTGAAAAGGCACCCTTCGTTACTGCGAAAGTGGGCCAAAGATGGAAAGGTGATTGGAATATTCAGGGTTGGTGTGGCCTGGGTTGCTGAGTTTGAAGCCTGGGAAGCGGCGGCTAGCGAGGTTCGGAAGCCGGGGCGAAAGCCTAAGTCGGCTTCACCCCCGGAATGAATTCCGGGGCTCTCACCGCGAGGTTACTGTAGTAACCACTGGCCGCCAGGCGGGTGCCGACTTCGTAGTCCACACCACTGCACCATCGAGCGAATTGCCTGCGCCGTTTGGTTATGTAGCGTTCGCGGGCGTTACGGGTATGCAGGCGGCTATGCCTGAGCATCACGACTCCACCTTGACGAATTCGTATTTCGTTCGGCATTCGTCTGCCGTGGCTTGTGATATGACGTGACGCGGCACGACCACGCGGTTGCGACGCTTCACTTCGAGCGTGTAGACGCCATTGCAGAGTTCCAGGATAGTGAGTTGCGCCTCTTCGGGCTCCCCTTCGGAGTAGTGGCAGAATGTCCAGCGCTCCATTCGGGTCGCCTCCTTGGCCAACCAAAAAGGAGCCGACCACCCGCAGGTGAACGGCTCCCGTGTGTCAGTGTCAAGACTCTACACTGAGACTATATCACGGAAAAGCGGTCCTGGAGTGCATGATTAGTGCAAACTTTGTTTTCGCCGATGAGGGCGAAGGCGAATTCGAGCAGGGCCTCATTCATGCGGTAAAAGGCTTCACGCCGCTCGACTCCCCGTCCCTCTACCCACACATCCATGGTGGGCCGCTTCTTGGTTGGCACCATTACGTAGTCCTCGATGATGGCCCGCTGAACCGCATCCAAGCGCTCCTCCAGGACCATTTCCACCGCGCCTACCCATGCGTCCAGGTAGGCCAGTTCCTGCGTTTCCAGGATGCCGATGACCTTGTTCAAAGTGGGGTCGCCGACGTGTTCCGGGGCCCCTGGTTGTTGGCCCACCTGGGGGGATCGGTAGGACAGATAGTCCTCGGGGTCGCGGTCCTCGTATTTGGCTTGCAGGATGGATAGCCGGAGCTTGCGGAGTTGGTACAGACACAAGCTGAACTTAACCTCTTCGAGCTTGTCCCGGTACACGGTGTATCGGCCGACGCGAATCGTTCCGCTCATAAGGGCCTCCTTGTGGGGATAGGGGGTGCCGGTTTCCCGAGCCGCTGTCCCCCTCCCTGGAGAGGCGACGGTGCCCAATATGCGTTAGTCCCGCCCCGCAGAGCGGCGACCGAGCTGTCCTACTTGCCTGTATCCTCGGGCCGAATACGTGTTTCGGCGTAGGTGTCAGTAATGTGGCCCTTCACGACTTTCTGCACGAGGAGCCCGTCTTCTATCTGGGTGCCCACACTTATCGCTTTGGGTAGGTTCTTCTGGACTTCTTCGGCCTTCAGTTTAGCCATAGGGGGAGGTTCACTCCTTGGGTTGCGTCTCGGGCTCGTAGACGTTGCCGATTACCGCAAAGTCGTCTTCGCAGAACCGCCACGTTGCGAATGGCGCCGTGTCCGACGTTCCTTCTTGACCGCCAATATGCCGTATCCAGTCGGCGTTCTTCACGCCACGTAGCCCATACGACATGGATTCCGGCAGGTAGACGACTTCGCCAATGAGGTGACTCTCCGCTGCGTTGCCATCGAACCACCAATATGTGAAGTCCACGATGTCGCCTTCGTAGATTTCCGTGCCGTTGGTGTCTTTTAGTCCGGTGTACTGCCCGAGCGTCTTCGCATCAATCACGAAGGAGACGGTATCCCGCACGATGCAGTGGCGAGTCTCGCCGTCCAGGAAGAACCATCCCGCTTCTGGGGGAGCGCCAGAGTTCTCGTCGGTAAGTGGCGTCTGAAAGTATTGTCCATATTCCCAGCGGCCGCCATCAATGCGTTTACCACGGAACTTCAGTTCGCGTGCCACCTTCATTCACTCCTTGAGGATAGCGACGGTCTCTTGTGGGGTCTCGGGGTGGAGCGCCCCGTGCAGCCGGTCGCGAATCTCCGCCAGTCTATCAGCGCGCCTTGTGCAGTCGTCTTCCAGATCAAATCTCTCGATCTTCTTCCATTTCCACGCCGCCATTCGCCAGTCGCTCACACGAAACACGACTTGTTCCGCGCACTCTCTGGCATCCTCTATAGAGATCATCACCATTCCTTTGGGTGGCTCCAGTAGGCGGAGTATCAACAACACCTGTGCGCTCACCACCGGTGGGCAAGAATAGAACAACGGTTCTTGACCGGCCTGCAGTCGAAAGGCCGTTTCGTGGGCCATGCTCCATCTCTCCTCGGTTCCGGCGCGTTCCAGGGACAGGGCGAGGCCCAACTCGGTGAACGCCGCCCGAATCTCTGGGCTCGTCGGCAGTGTGATCGTCTTCATGGCTTGTCCTCCCCCTTCCCGTGGTAGTGCTTATGGATGTGGATGGTGAAGAACTTCGGCCAGCCGTTGAAGATAAGCGCCACAAGGGCAGCCAAAACGAGAAAGCCCCAAAAATCACTGTCACTCATGGCTTCTCCTCCTCTTGCTGGCGGTTTTGCCTAATGTTTTGAAAGAGTGGCGATGCAACGTAGCATTGAGCGTCATTGATCAGCGCATGAGCGTGCTCTTGATAGGCCATAGTTACGTGCTCTGCGTCGAAGTTTTCGGCCGCCGCCATTGCCCCGAGGAGGGCTAGAATGCGCCCGGTCCTGCCGTTCGCCGCCGACTTGAGCCTTGCGCATTCAGAGGCGACTTTGCCAATCTCCTCCGCAAGCGCCTTGACCAACCTTCCGTGCTCTTCCTGATTGAGTGCTCCATTATAGGCTACGTAGCCCACCACCCCTCGGCCTTCCCAAACCGCGTCTCGGAGGTTCAGTTCTGCCGCTCGGGACTCGTCGTCATTCTCGATCCGGCCTGCTGGATAGCCGTGTGTGGCGTTCAGGCTAATCCCCGCCTGTTCGACGCGCCGCTTGATGCGAGCCTGCATGGCCGCTTTCCGTTTTCCTTCCCAACGGTATCCGCTATGGAGGCAGCTCTCCATATCGTTGAGGAGGTCAACCAGAAACCCAGCAGTTAGAGGGATGGTCGACTTCGCTTGGTCTTTGTTCACTGTGTACCTTGGCATTAGTGGTGCGGCCTCCTTGCTGGTGACAACCTAATCTCGTTCAAGACTTCTGCTCCTCTCCTCGGGGTGCCGTTGGGGGCTTGACTCCAAAACATTGCACAAACGATTCCAGTCGTCTCGCCGCCGCCTGCAAGTAAGGCGCTTCTTTGCCTACGCAGTCCGCCAAGGTGTCCAGGTTTGTGCGGAGCTTGCCCACCTCGGTTTCGAGCGCCTTTATGCGCTTTTCCTTGACGGCTATAGTGGCGATAAGGCGGGGGATTGCCTGCCGGGAGTGCGCCGCAAACGTGGTGTCAGCCTCGTGTTGCGCTTTCTCCGCCGCGTCGTAGCTTTGACCGAATAGCACTCCGTCGAAGCTCGCACCACGTGCCAAGAACAGCGTCCGCTCGGCCCCAGCGTATCCCCATTCAGCGGTCCACGGTCCCTTCGTGGCCTTCGCCTCGTATGCCGTGATCTCTGCCACCTCTTGATGGGAGAGGGGCTTGCACTCCTCGGTCATGGCTTCACCCCATTCGTTAAGAGGTTTTCCACCCGTTGGATTGTCAGGGGATGCCCGTATAGGGTGTTCCCTGCTTGGATCAGGTCTTTCTTGGGCACTGTGCGATAGCCGTAGCGTTTCAGCCACTTCTTGTTGATGCGCGTCCGACGATGTGTACGCCGTTGGATGCGGTCCATCATATGGACGTTGGAAATCAGGTTGAAGCCCGCCAACACAGAAGGACCGAAGCCTCCGATGCTCGGGCCTGCGAACTTAGCGGCACCTCTTTCGGTGGTCGCAGGGCGTGGCGTCTGCATCAAGCGTTGCGCCCGTTCGATGGCCTGCATCAGTCCTTCCTTGGTGAGGGGCTTGTCCGGAGCGGCGTTCGCCGTGCTGAACGTCCTGGTCCCGCCAAGGAACATGGCGTCAATCTCGGCGTCGATGGACTTGCGCATCTCCTCGGCGATTCGCTGCTCATCGGTCATGGCTGCTTCTCCATCTCCCCCGCTGGATCCATCTGAGAAGTGCGCAGAACGTAGTCCACCAGTTTCCCCCCCGCTCGTGGAACCCCGTGGTACCCCACGCCGCCTTCCGTCGCGGCTAGCAGTTCCTCTGCCGATACCGTCATGGATCCGCCATTCTTCTGCACGATTGCCGTCAGGAGCCCCACCATTCGGAAGTGCTCTATCGGATCAATGATGGGCATTCTGGGTTTTGGCCATTTCACCGCTTGTCCACCTCCTTGGGCTCTGACTCGGCCGCCGTTGCGGATCGCCAGGGTTTCGTTGTGCAGAACAGACATCCAACCCAACCGAGCGTCACCCCGGTTAGCCACATGAGCAATGCGAACTCGAAGTCACTCACTGGGCTTCCCTCCCTCTTGGGGATTTAGAGCGGCATCCCCGAAATCCTGTACCGCCTCGATCACGCCGTTGGTGATGTCGAAACTGTCCTTCTCGGGCGTGATGAGCCCGCGTATCCGGTCGTGGAATTCACTCAGTTGGCGGTGCTCATCCAGGAGGAGTTGAAGGGCTTCGGCGGTCGCTTCGTCCGATGCCGCAACCGCCGCTTGTCGTTCGCGTTCTCCGGGGTAAGCCGCGTGCACTCCGCCAGCCACCTTGCGAGATAGCACTGCACCCTCTGCATACTCCTGTTGCACCACTTTGACCAATTCAATCGCCCGTTCCCGGCTCATTGGCTCTTTGGTCCGCTCTCCACTCATGGCTGAATTCTCGCCTCCTCCGGGTACAACGGACGCAACGTCCCGCCTGCTAGAATCGCGTCTGTCGTGGCATCGATGGCTTGTCCCAGCGTGTCGCCGTCCGCGATGGCTGGAGTAACCAGGTACAGCGGCCAGACGTACTGCGCAATGTCTGCGATGATCGGTGCACCAAGGACGATGCTACGGTCGAACGCTTGCCATCGGGGGATATCGTATCGCCCCAGGATGGGCACGAACTCGGCTAGCAGTCGGCCTTGCAGGAGGCACCGTTGCAGCACGCGTGGTGGATCTTTGGCGATGCCCTTCTGTGGCTGTCCACCGGGCTCGTCGGTGTGACGAACCCGGCTTGGTTTCAGTTGGCGCATGGTGGTCCTCCTAGTCTCCGGCTTCAGCCTGCCGCCTCAGCCGATGCAATTCTACCCCGGCCGCCAGGAGTATGGCTTTTGCCCGCTTTTGGTCGGTGTGGATCGTCTTGGCTACCTTCTCGATGCTCCCCCACTGCGCGTAGACCTGAACAGCCCATTCCGTCCGCGGGTCTGCCGATGGACCTTCGTGGTGCCCTTCGGCTGGTCGGGCTTCGCCGCCGATCGGCACGCCGCTTCGAGGTGCCCCAAGGAGGCTGACGAAGTGGCTAACCTTCGTGATGGTGTCTGCCGCCTTCTTGCCGTCCTCGGTCAAACTCCAGCCGTCGCCTACTGGGTGGATAAACCCGTGACTAGCTAACCAGCCAAGCGGCCTGCCTGTGTCTCGTTCGGTCAGCCGCAGGTCGTCGCGAATTTCCTGGCGCGTACTCGGGGCATAATCCTCCAGGTAGAGGATAATCTTCCGTTGGTGGGCGTCCATATTTTGCAGGGCACCCGGTGGTAGTCCGGCCATCTTATGTCACTTCCCTCGCCAATCTCAAATCGCCGTTCTTTTGGCCTTGGTCTTCGGCTCCTGCACCAAGGACCAGAGCTTGGGACCGAGGCGGTATACTCGATGCCCTACGCCGGATTCGTCGCGGCCCAGAATCTCCGCGATCTTCGTGTAGGCGAACCCTCGCTTGAGGGATTGCGCCAATTGAATATCCTCAGCCAGCGTCCACCGTTTGGCCCTGCGACCCCGGCGAATATCCGCCGCCAGCTTCTCTTTTAACCATAGGGGGCGATCACCAGGACGGGCGTCTGACCGTTTGGATTTGATGCCTAGCTTCAGATGCAGATCGGGACAACGGCGTGCGTCCCATAGTTCGGGATGCGCTTTCAGGCATTCGATCAGGTCTGGTGGTTGGACCGCATAAATTTGTGGCGTCTTGCGCCGGATGGCCTCAGCCTTGAGCCAGCCCTTTTCGATCCACCGTTTCACCTGTTTGGAGCAGAGGTGCATCATAACGCCAATGTCTCGCGGGGTGAGTCGCTGTTTGCGGGCCTTCAGTTTCAACCGAGTGCCCTTGATCTTCACCGCTTCGGGTGTGCGTCCCAGATCCTCGGCGATCTTGTGGGTTGATTCTCGACCAAACCGGGCCCGCAACGTAGCCAAGTCAGCTTCACTCCAAGGCGGTTCTTTGGGCCTTCGCAGTCCGAGAACTGTGAGGCGACCAGCACAAGAGGCGATACTGCGTCCCGGCAATAAAGCGGGTAGGTCCTTGAGCGAAACCTCTCCGTGGTGTTTCCCAAGAATGGCGTCCTCCTCGGGCGTCCAACGAACTTTGGGTGCAGGCAACTTGTCACCTCCCTTGTCCCTCTATTGGGCCTTAGCCGTCGATTGCGCTTTCAGGATGTTCTGCTCTGCCAGGGCGCAGTAACCAGGGTCAAGGTCTACGCCAATCCACCGCCGCCCGAGTTGTTCAGCTGCCACGCACGTCGTGCCGCTCCCCATGAATGGATCCAACACGAGGTCGTTCTTGTAGGTGTATAACTTGATGAGCCGGTTCGGCAACTCCAGCGGGAACGGCGCCGGGTGTCCGGCCTTCTTGGCGCTTGCCGTTGGCATATCCCAAACTGATTTGGTCAGCTTGACGAACTCCTCTGAAACCAGGTCGGTTTCACCCTTGTGCCCCATCGCCCAATCGCTTTTGGAGAATATCAAGATGTACTCGTGGACATCGCGGAGAGTTGGGTTTGACGGCTTGCACCAAGACCCCCAGGCGGTGGACACCCCCACGCTGGCACCCTTGTTCCAGATCACTTCGCCCCGCATGTTGAAATCCAACTGGAGCATTTGCAGTGTGATGTAGCTGTGCAGGGGCAGGTAGGGCTTCCGGTCCACCCCGGCGACGTTGATGGCGATGCGCCCGCTGGGGGCCATGACTCGGTAGCATTCCTTCCAGACGCTCTCCAGCAGGGCCAGGTACTCATCCAGTGGGAGCGAATCGCCGTGAGTCGCATACGCTTTCCCGACGTTGTAGGGCGGACTGGTTATGATCAGATCAACCACCCCATCAGGGAGGAAGGAGAGGTCTCGGCTATCCCGGCAGTAGATTTGGTTTGTGTAAGTCATTTTCTGGCACTCGCCTTCTTCTCCCAATCTCGCAGGGTCCGGAGACCACGAAAGGTTATGGACCATCTGCCGGTTTGTTTGTCCGCAACCGCCATCTTCAAGTGTTCAAGTTGGTAGAGACGAAGGCGGATCTCGTCGTCCTCCGGACTATCGGCACCAAGGACACAGAGGTCGGCGTCTACTTGGTTGTACAGATCACAGACTTCCCCCAGCTTGTTTTCCAGGGCGTGCAGGATGAGCAGGTCCATAACCTCAATGTTCACCGATACCGTAATCACCAGGGCTCACCTCCTCCGCTTGCGCCTTGCTGGATATCGCCCTTCACTCCCCTGGATCTCCCCTGCGATAGCCGCCAGCTCATCCGGTCGCAGGGGGCGAAGTTGGGCGCCGGTGGTCAGAATCACGGTATGGTCACGCATGGGTGTTCTACCCCTCCTTTGGCTTGCGCTGTGCGGCCTTGCGTTCGGCCCGGACCGCGGCATTCAGGTAGTCACGTGTCAGTGAAGCGACCGTGCCCGGACTAAACGGAACGCCGTCCTTCGTCACAAAATCCTTCACAGCATCAAGGGCCTCACAGATGGTCTTCGGCTCCAACATTCCTAGTAGGTGCTGCATAGTTTCTTCGCCCTCCCTTTCCCTCTTGTGGACCAGCCGTCAGATCAGCACTCGGCAGATTGGTGCCACAATCCCATGCGGAAGGGCGACCGTCCGCCCTGTCGGCTCCACGATTCCCGCACCGACGAGAACTTCCAGCATGCCTTCGTTCTCGCTGTAGTCCTTGATGATCGCCTCGTCGGGTGCAAGTTTGACGCCCTCGACGTAAACCGTGGCCTTCGCCACCGGGTCGCCCTCTATTGCGTGTACAAGGAGCAGAGCTTGTCCGCCCTCTACGTATTGGTGCTTCTGGACTACGCATGGACAACTGCAGAATTGAATTGGGTTCATCGTTCGCGCGCCCTCCTGTCTATGTACCAAGTCTTATAGCAGTAAGTCTCCAGGATTGGCCTTACCTCTTCAGAGGTGAGGCGTTTCTGTTTCTCTCGGGCCAGTTTGAGCAGTTCGGCCTTGGCGTGTTCTCCTCGGGGATTGTGGTCCAGCCAATCGGCCAGATCCAAACAAGCGGGTAGGTTGTTCCAATCCTTGTTGCGTGTCGCCTCGGCGCACCGGCCGATCAGGTGCGCTCTGCTGATGAGTCCCTTTCCTGGGATGCCATCTACTCCTGGTCGGAGGTGGGCGTTGCATCCGCAGGCGCAGGGCAGTTGATGGCTTGCGGCTTCCTGCTTGCGATCACCGGGGGCCAGCCGTTTACCACGTACCCCTTGAGGCTTGAGTCTCTGTCCTCTCGCCAGTGCGAACCGTGTTGTCTGCCGTACTCCTCGGATCACCCCGGCCCGGGTTTTCGCCGCTCGCTGGAGTTTGTACGTTCCCGGCTTGCGGGCGAACCCTGTGCGCTTTAGGAGCTTGGGGGGCTTCTTCGCCTTGGGAGCGGGCTTGAGGAGGTTGGGCTGTCGTTCGGATCGCGGCCGGCGATGCGTCTCTTTGGGGACTGCTGGCGTATTGAATTACCTCCCTACCGTTCGCCCCAGGACCGCCCCGGCGTAATCTCGGGCCTCTGGGAACTCTTGCCAGCGTGGTCCTCGGTTGTAGGACGCCAGCCCCTTAAACACGTCCCCGCCTTCAGCGTCGATGCATTCCCGCAAGTAGCGGGCGCCGATTCGGATGCCATCCGCCCCGGCTAGGTCCGCCATGCTCAATCCGTTGCGTTTGGCCACATCTTCGGCGGTGGACACCAGCGTCTGAAGCGGTCCCTGCTCCCCATGTGCGCCTACCTCGCCAGCCTTGCAGTCGCTCTCCTGGATGCACACCGCCACGAGGAGCGCCAGGCTCAGGCGGTTCTCCTCTGACGCTTGGTACATCGCCGCTTTGAGGTCGCCGGGTACCGCTGCCATGATGGCTCGGTCGGCGTCGGCTCGTTCGCGCCGCATTCGATCGACCGCGGACCTGGACACCTGCGCCGCCGATTTTGCCATAGCCAATTCTGCCTGTAGGGCATCTATTTGCCCCTCGAGTATCCAGGTAGGTGCCGACGTAGCGGAGGTGAGGGGAAAATCGCTTGTGGCATCTCTGGCTGCGTCGGCGGGGTATCCGTTTAGCACGGTCGAAGCGATGATTCCGAGTGCAAAGGCGATGAGCGGGGTGATGGCTTTGCGCATTTTAGCCTCCATGGGTTGACCAATAATTTGTTACGGGTAACTTAACATTTCTGGCTCCGCCTTGCTCTCTCCCCAAGGGGTGGGGTGTTCAGGGGGCAAGGTACTCGTTTAGAAGGTCGGGGGCCAACTTGCGAATGCGGATTCTTGCGGCGTTCAGCCTACTTTTGACCGTGCCTAGCGGGATCTCGAGCTGTGCGGAGACCGACTCCATGGTCAATCCATCGAAGTGATAGGCCGCGATCACCGCTCGGTATTTGGGTGTTAGCCTTTCTACAGCGTGCTCCAGGTCGGATCTAGCGGTCTCACCGGCCAAGGCTTTGATCACCTGATCATCCAACCGTTCCCTCTGTTCGGCAATTCCGCCTGGGGGGTTTGACTCGGCCAGGTGCCATTGGGTTATGGCGGTTCGCAGTAGGTCGTAGCAACGGTTTCGGGTCACGGTTAGTAGCCAGGGGAGGATGACGTCTGCGTTTGCGATGGTTCCGGCCCGCCGCCAGAGTTGGAGGAACGCCTCTTGGGTAACTTCTTCCGCGTCCCGGCGGTCACAGATGAACTTCCCTGCGTACCAGTGCAGGTAGCCACGGTGTTTTGCCATGATCTCGGCCAAGGCCACTTCGTCACCAGCTACGATGCGGGCTAGAAGGTCAGGCACCTCGGATCACCTGGGCTATCGTCCGGGCGTATCGCCGCTTCACCGCCGACTCCGTTGTGCCCAACAGGTGGGCAATAGTCCTGTTGCGGGGCCCGTCTCCTTTGAGGACTAGCAGGCGCTTTTGGTCTGGCGTCATGGCCTTAGTGGCTTGGCATATGGTCTCACGCTGGATCGATAGTTCCTCCGGTTCTGTGAGTGGGGACACTTCTTCGGTCAGCAGTTCGTAGGGGATAGGATTGTGGCGATGTGTGCGGTGATAGTCAATCCACCGAAAATAGACAGTCCTGTAGAGGAGTGCTCTGCTTACCTGCTTGATCGTCGCCCGCCGCTCCCAAAGTTGCACGCAGGCTTCCTGCACCAGGTCTTTGGCGATTTCGCGGTTCTGCACTTTTCGGTAGATCCAGCACAGGACGAGTTTGTAACGGCCCTCGAACAGCTTGGCAAGTTGATCCTCTACCGTCTCCACATCTCTCTGCCCCCCTCTACCTACCCGGCCTTAGCTGGCACTAGCGGCCACCGTTGTTCCTGCGGGGACTGTGCTTCTCGCCACTCCCACCCGGCGCGGGCTTCTGTGAAGTCTACCTGTGCCGGGCATTCAGAGCAGATCCATTCGCTATGGCCATTGTTGCCGTTGATGCGGATACTCCAGTGGTGGATACACATCAGGTTCAGCCCCTTTCGCTCGCCCCTCCGGTCTGGCTCTCCATCAAATTGAAGAACGTTTCCTGTTTACTGCCGCTCAGGCAGTGTGGCGAAAACCAGATCACCTCGCGTGACGCGTTGACCCTGCCCCGTCCCTCCGCATCACCCTGCGAACCGAACCCACCGCGGGCTTTCCATGGGACCGCCACCCAATCGGCAGGCATCGCGTGTTCGGTGTCATATCCCGCTAGCGCAATACGCATCAGCTTGTCCCGCCCGTGTTCAATGGCCCATTCCCGGACGGCATCGGCGCAGGGCATTTCGACGGCGTACAGGTTCCCCTCCCGCTCATTGTGGTTGTACGGCGGGTCCAGGAAAACCCCGGTGATACCTAACTTTGTTGTTGGCGACGGCCCCAGAACACGGGACCAATCGCCGCAGCACACCCTGACGCGGCGCAGGCGGCCAGCCAGGGCTTGCATGGTCTCTTGTAAGTGCTCGGACCATTCAGCGCATAAACCCCGCCCTGCGTCACCCAAATGCGGTAGTTTGCGGTTGATGCCCCGCCCTGCGTTGCCCAAGTGCGGTAGTTTGCGCAATTCCCTATCTATCACTTGCCAAGGGCCTGCACAGCTACACCAGCCAGAGCCAATCCAAGAGCAGATACCCCACAGCCACCAACCGGCGATTTGGGTGTCGTAGTATGTCGGGTCCCCTTCCAAACGGGCTTGTAGTGATGGCCGTTGCCCGACTAGCCAAGCGTGTCTGGCGTGGAGGTCGTTTTCGTTGATCGGCCAATCCGCCCAACGCGCCACCTCATCCGGCGCAGTTTGCACCGCTCGCCAGAAGTTGGCGATCATGCCGTCGAGGTCGTTGACCGTCTCTGTGCGTTCCCACCAACGGTGGTTCTTGGGGCGGTCTAGCAGGACTGCAAGGCTGCCTGCGAATGGTTCGACGTAGTTAGGGGTGTCGCCCAGGCGGTCCCAGACTAGTTTGGCAACGGCGGATTTACCGCCGAAGTAGGGAAAAGGCGCTTTCAAGGTTGTTATCACTTCCGTTAGCTTCGGTGTTGGAAAGAGCACGGCGTCGTATAGCTCATCCACTTCTACGGGGTCGAAGTCCTCTGGATGTTCCACGGGCTACTCTCCACTCGCAAACCACCGGTATAGATCCTCTGGTTCCACCGGACGAATCTTCAGGTCCAGATCCTTACCGACGACCACCTTGGCCCGCTGGTCCACCGCAAAGGCGATGAACGTCTGATCGCCGACCGTCACCTGCCGGAAGCGCTCCAGGGCCATGGGGGCTAGCTTGATCCCGATATCGCCCGCCTGCATCTTGAGCATGGTCGGCTTTTCCTGGGTCTCGCTACCAAAGAGCGAGTCGTAAGCAGGCTTGTACCCCAAGTCACCAAAGGCTAATTCCCACCGGGCCTTGAATCCCAACCGATCGATGCCGTGCCCGACTGCCCGCTCCATGCTGTCGGCCACTGTCTCCACATTCAGACCAGTCTTGGCCTCGTCCAGCAGGCTTGTCCCCATCTTGCGGAAGAGGTCGTGTGGCACTTCGCCGTCGACATTCTCCGCTGCGATCATCCGTATCAGGGCCTTGCCTTCACGGGCGGGACTCAGTTTCAGGCCGGACTCCAACGCCTTGAACCAGGGAGCCGCCGCCCCTGATGCGTAAACCATGAGGTCTGCGGATTCCTTGCCGTCCTCGTCCAGGCAAGGGAAGAAGCATCCCAGCTTCAGGTTGCCTCGCTTCAAGATCCCGGTGAGTGCCGTCATGGCGAACCGCCCGGTGTGCTCGTCTAGCAGGGCTTCCTCGCGGTCCTCTAACCCACAGATGGTGGCGAAGACGAACCGGACGGGCTGAGCACCCATGACGGGCACGATCTCGAACTTGAGCACTGCCACTAGATGGTTTTTGATCGCGCCGGCCGCCATGACCTTGTAGGCGAGCGTATTGCCGAGGTTGATGAGTTGCTCGGTCTGGTCGGCGGGTAGGCCCCGGATCGCCTCCAGGATCTCGACCGTTGGGCGGTTGCGCGTGTGGTCGAATTCTGGTGACGCTACCTTTGCCACGGAGAGGACTTCGCCCGTGTAAAAGGCCGGGAAGTTGGCCTCGTTCAGCTCGCCCTCGATGGCCTGATACAGGTACTGCTCAAGGAGTGCGCTGATCGGCGGTTCAAGGTCGGCCCACAGGACGGCCACGGCGTTGGCGAGGACTTTGCGGTCCTCTTCCCGCTTGATGTGGCCGAGGTAGGCATGAGTCATAGTGATGGAGCCTTGGCGGGCTACCTGATGCAGTTTTTCGAGCACGACATACACTCTCCTTATTGGGTCCTTGCTGGCATCTCATCCCAGACTTTACCGTCCAGGAGTCGGCCCGCTTTCTTTGCGCCCACTCTCCGCACGCAGACCACGCGCTCGCCGTGGAAGCCGAATCCGCCTGCCAAATTCAGGTATCGTTCGTTCGGTGCGCACTTCGGGCAGTTCCGCCAGTCAGGGTCTTCGCGGTCCCGGTCGTAAAACGGTATCCATTCGCCCCACTGCTTGAAGTGGAATGCCACCCCTGCCGCTTGGCACTGGTCGCGCAGGGACCGGAACCAGTCAGGGTGACTCGGGCGAGCGTTCGGTCCCGATTCGCCGCCGGTGATTACCCAGTCGATACGGGGTTCAAACCGTGCAGAAAACCGCTTCGGCGGATCGGTGACACCGTGAACGGTTCCGGTGGGCCACGGAATTTCAGACCCGCGCACTTGGTTTAGGTGCAGCCACTTCGTCAGGTCCAATGGTCCAAGAAGCGGCTCACACGAGACGAAATGGACCGCTGCTGGAATCTGCAAGAGGTAGGGAATCCGTTCGTCGGCCCGCCTTTGATTCTCCACCGTCGCACCTAACCAAGCGTTCGGCCAGGGCCAGTCTGGAGGAAGATGGTCGGCAACTCGCTCGATGCGCTTTGTCAGGAACTGGAGGGTCAAGTCATCACGTTGCCGCAGGATGTCGAAGGCTTCATCCCGCCACTCGTCCGCCGCCGGGTGCCAGAAGTCCGTCCAAGAACTGAGGAACACCTTGGTTCCGGGTGGGTACTTCTTGCGGTTGAGGATGTCAATCCACGCGCCCTTCGTCCGGGTGACTGTGCCGAAGTCCCTGCCGTAGACTTTCATATCCCGCTCTGCATAGCAGAACTGGCACGCTTCTGACACCTTGTTGCAGCCAATCCAGAAGTTCGCCGTGGCGTCGGTCCAGGAAATTGCCGTCTTTTCGCCCATCTACTCCGCCCTCCTCATCGGAAACCGCGTCCGCCAGCCGTTAGAAGGGAACGTCATCGTCGTCGGTGAACTTCGGCTCACTGCCCATACCGGGTCCCGCCTTGGGTCCGGTACGTTCGCCACCGGTGTCAGGCCCCTTGTCCAGGAAGCGCACCGAGGTGCAGACCACTTCGGCCTTTTCCCGCTTTGCGCCATCCTTCTCGAATTGGCGGATTTGCAAACGCCCCTGCACCGCCACTTGACGGCCCTTCTGCAGGTAGTTAGCGGCGCTCTCTGCCTGCCTTTCCCATACGGTGCAATCTACGAAATCTGTTTCCTTCTCGCCTTGGGCGTTCGTGGTGCCCCGGTCTACGGCCAGGCGCAGGGTTGCGACAGCCTTGCCGCTCGTTGTATACCGTAGCTCGGGATCTTTGGTGAGGCGACCGATTAGGACCACTACGTTCAGCACTTGCTACTCACTCCTTCTCTGTGGGGGTTCCGCCGCTCGAAGCGAGTTGGTTCACCTTCAACCGGCCGAAAACGATGTCTCGGCATGTGCGCTCGACAGCGAAGGCGATCAGGTCGTTTTTACTCACCTTGCCAATGGTGCGCGGGTCGCTGTTCAGGCGTGCCAGCGCCAATTCAACCTCTCCCTTGGTCTCGTCTGGGAACCTTACGTTCAAGGCCCACATGATGGGGTCTCCTTCTGTTTTGTAGGGGTGGACTGGCTTCTGACCGCCAGCAAGTCCATCACCTCATCCGCCAAATCGTCCGGGTCATCTGTTCTGCCGATGCTCAGGATGTATTTGCAGTGGTCGTGGATGGCGTCCCGAATCTGCTGTGCTGCGTATTGCACGGATCGCTTAGCAGGCTTTACGGCATCTGTGGGGGTGGACTGGCTCGGCTCCTGCAAATGGTCGAATACCGCCTCAATGAACCGTCGCCACTCGCCCTCGTCTATACCTTCATAGCCGGGCAAGCATCCTGTTGCGGCCTGCCACTCGCCGATTAAAGCGCACTCTACCTGCTCCAGAGTGACCATAGAGGACATCTGGGCCTTGAGTGCCACTATCTCTGACTTCGCCTCTCCGAGTTCTTTGCGGTAGTTCTGCCTGAAAAACTCGACCAAGCGATAAGCTTTGGTTAGTTGTGCTATCTCTGCATCGGCGGTGTCAAGGTCGTGGCACAAGTTGCGAATGTCAACGTCAGCCTGTGAGACCACTTCCCGCCAACCTGTGGGGGTGTGTGCCTTTTGAATCCGTTTGCGCTCGTCCATCGCCAGCTTGCGCTCACTCACTTTTGACACCACCTTGCAGAACTGCTAGTCGTTGACGTGCATCCCACATGGCGTTGCAGGGTTCACAAATGGTTACGACCTTGCGCTTCGCTCGGTAGGAAGGGTGTCGAGAACATCCGTTGGCGAGAATCGTCAGTGCCGCTATCTCGGCCCGCAGTTCCTTGATGATTTGGCCAGGAGTTGGGATGTCGTTCTCTTGCTCACTCACTCTTACCACCTCCCGCCATAATCAGTTCCGTCAAGGCTGCGTTGTACTCGTTGATGTGACTGGCGCAGAAGCACGAAGCAGACTCATCGCCGCCGTCGCAGTTGGGACACGTCTGGTTGAACTCCTGATAGGCATGGGCGAACCGCTTGGTCTTCGCCTTGATGTCCGCTGCCTCTTTGGCGAGACGGTCCCGGTCGGCTATGGCGGAAGCCAACTCGCCTTCTTTGGCGTCCACGCAAGCCGCCAGTACATCCTTGGCTCTGGAAAGTTGGGCCGCCTCTGCATGCGCTGTTACCAGGGATTGGGCCAGGGCGTCTGCGCCAGCGCGGGCTTGAGTGAGTTCTGCGGTGATCCTTTGGTTTGTGTACTCGATTACATGAGCCGCTTGGTCAATTGCAAGACACTTGGCCGCCAGCTCGTCCCGTTCCTTGACCGTCTCTTTGCAGTGCAGGAGGGAGGGCGTTAGTTCATGCAGGACAGTGGCCGCTACTTGTTCAGGTGATAGCACATCTCGGCGCTCGCCGGTTCCTACGCCGATTCGGGCACCATCCAAGGCTTTGAGGATGGCCAACCGAATGGCCTCGCCGATGCTCTGCTCTCCCACGTTATCCCCTCCGTCCCATCTGTTCGCTCATCCACTCATCCAGGGCTGAAACCACCTTCTGCGCTCGGTCGGCGTACCGATGGCAATCCTCCATCACTTGTGGCAGGCTTGCGTCGAGCATGAATCCCCTCTGGGCGGCCTTCGCGACGCCAAGGATGTATGCCCACCTGCGCCTCACTGTGAGTGCTGTGCCGATTGGATCGTCGGACCCAGCGACCAGCATCAACACTTCCATCTGCTCCAGGGATTGACACTCCCCGGACTGAAGTCCGAGGATTCTCGGGCCATGGTTCCAGCGAACCAATTAGCGCCCGAAGGCTTTGTCCAAGCCTTAAACCTGTGTTACGCTGGTCGTTTCAGGATGACTCTGGCAGCGTTGACATCCCGGTGTTCGTGGTTCCCACAAGCTGGGCAATCGTACCACCGTGTATGCAAAGGCATCTTCTGGATGCCGCCGCAGACATCACATTCCATCGAGGTCCGGTAGGGATTCTTTGCGACTAACTTCCGCCCGGCTGTCGCCGATTTACTCTGCAAGAAGTTTAGTTGCATCCCCCAGGCCATGTCAGATGCCGCTTGCGCCAGATGGTGGTTCGCCAGCATGAACTTCGGACTGATGTCTTCGTGATGGATCTCAGCGTTCTCCCGGACCAACTTCGTGCTGATCTTGTGGTGCAGGTCTTGCCGTTGATTGGCGATGTGTTCGTGGAGCCGTGCCAGTTGGCGGACGGTTTTCTTCCTGCGGTTGCTCCGCTTGTTCTTCTGGCGGGCTAGATGCCGCTGGATGCGGCGCAACTGCTTGAGTTTGGCCTTCAGAAACTTGGTTTCGCCCAAGCGTTCCCCGTTCGAGGTCGTGACCAGACACTCGATACCCAAGTCGATGCCTATGGCTTTGTCGGTTGCTGGGTAACACGGCGCAGGTACGTTGTCGCAGGAGAAGCAGACGAACCACTTGCCGCTCCTGGAACGCTTCACCGTCACGGTTTTGATGTCGCCTTCAACGGGACGGGACCACCGAACTTTGAGGGGACCGCATCCCCGTAGCCGGAGCCGTTCACCCTTTAACTTCCAACTGGTCTGCTTGAAGGTGATGGAGTTGTAACGGTCACGGTTCTGAAACTTCGGATATCCTGTGCCTTTGATTTTGAAGAAGCGTTGGAATGCCTTGTCCAACCGTTCCGCCACATCTTGCAGGGCTTGAGCGTCCACTTCCCGGTACTCAGCTAACTCAGCTTTCAGGTCTGGTAACTCTGCCATTTGATCGTACTTTCCGATACGCCGACGCTGTTGCCAAGCGATTTTCCGCTGCTCCAGGTAAGCGTTGTAGAGCCTGCGACACAACCACAGCCAGCGGTCAAGCGTTTGCTCTTGCGTCCTCGTTGGGTAAATCCGATACTTGAACGTCTTTCGCATCTTGTTCACCTCCTATCTATGTGATTCCACACCGAATACAGGTTCTCCTGCTATCTGTTCGATGTGATTTCGCTTATAATAGTTGCGAGGTGATAACGATGCTCATGAATGCAGAGCAAGCCGCGAAGCTGTTGAAAAGGCACCCTTCGTTGCTGCGAAAGTGGGCCAAAGATGGAAAGGTGAATGGGATATTCAGGGTTGGTGTGGCGTGGGTGGCTGAGTTTGAAGCCTGGCAGGCAGCGGCGAGTGAGGTTCGGAAGCCGGGGCGAAAACCTAAATCAGTTTCACCCCCGGAATGAATTCCGGGGCACTCGCCGCGAAGTTCTGTAGAG